AGTAACCGCCGGCTACGGCTACGGGGTCAGGAACAAGAACCTCGATATCTTCGTAGGCATCGGAGTGACGTTCAACCTGTTCCCTGAGAAGAAGAAAAAGAAGCAGCTAACAGCGGTTAGTGCTAATTTTTAGTTATACAGTTTTAATTAGTTAGTAGTTAGTTAATAGTTTTAGGTTAGTAAAAAAAATGTTTATTCGGGTGGCCGTCCGTGACGGACCGCTGCCCTTTCGTAAGAGTATTCTCAAAAATCTCGATAACTTATGCTTTGGGCGGGGACCGTTGTGAAACAGGCTCCGCCCATCCTTTTGGGAGTTAATAATATATAATAGGTATAATATAAAGAATAAATAACTTGCCTATATCGCTAAAAATTACTACCTTTACATTGCCTAACAACACCCAAGACGTAGTCGATGATATCCCTGTTCGCTTCATCGACTTTCCTCTGCCTGAAGTTTACATAGATGGCCGTCGTCTTATCGCCGTGGCCGTGCCCCAGTCCTGCCGATATCGTAGCGTCAGGCACGTCTATCTCGGCGGCAATGGTCGCCCATGAGTGACGAGCCCAGTAGATCGATATGCCAGGGAAAGCGGAAGTGCGCTCGATGTGGTATCTGTGTTTCTTGCATCCCCGCTTCCAGTCAGGGTTAGGGACTTGGATGACAGGCCCGATGTTCTTCAGCCCTCGGTCGAGGGAGTTGGAGAACGTCTTGTACTTCTTGAAGCCCTCGGCAGGGCCGAAGAGCAGTTCCTTGCCCTTGTACCTCTCCAGTATCTCGATGGCCTCGGGCTCGAGTTTGATGCTGTAGAAGCGTCCGGTCTTGGAGCGTATGTACTCCAGCCGTCCGTCGACGATGTTCTGGGAGGTCAGCTTGCAGATATCCACGACGTTGATTCCTATGAGCAGGAAGGACAGCTTGAAGGCGTCGATGTATTTCTGCTGGAAAGGCTCGCACGGATAGTTCCAGAGTTCCTGCAGCCGCTCGAGGGTGAAGGAGCGCTTGGGTGTTGCCTGGTACTTGATTTTCTTCTTGCGGAAGGCGTAGGTGCCCGTCACCTCGTCATCGATGGCCTCGTTCACTACGGCGCGGATGTTGCGCAGGTGGATGGCTATGGTGTTCGGTGCGAGGTGTTCCTCACTCGAAAGGTAGTGCTCGAAGCGGTCGAGCCATGACTTGGTGATGTCCTCGAAGGACAGCCGCTTGGCCTTGGAGTCGAAGCGCAGTATCTTCTTGTGGGTCTCGAGATAGATTTCACGGGTACGCTCGGCGTTGCGCGTTTCGGCGAATGCAAGGTACCTCGGTATGAACAGGTCGGCACGCTCAGGAGCATAGTCGGGATTGATAAGCCCTGCTATCCTGTTCTTGATCTGAGTCGCTGACATCAGTGCCAGCTCGCCGGCATTGGTCAGTTCCATGAGGTAGTTGTCGAAAACCGTCTTGCGGTTCATGATGAAGTTGTTCAGGCGTAGCTTGTTGGGGTGGTTGAGGATGACCTGCCTGTGATTGTCCCATTGGGAGGGCTGCAGCTTCACGTCGAGGGAGTACAGCGCTGTCTTGCCGTGCTTGGTGACAGCAATCTTGAGGGGTGCCGGTTCGCCAGCGGACACGGCACGGGTGTCGAGATAGAATTTCGTCGTAGCCATTGCTCTTAAATGTTTCAGGCTTGCAGGTTATTTGCAGGTTTTGCAGGTTATTTGCAGGTGTTTTTGCGCAAACCTGACGTTTTTTGCAAGTTTCTGACAGCCTTTTGTTGTTTCTTAATGATGTCGCAAGCCCTCTGTTTATCGGGGTTTCGCTGCGGAGAGAACAGGATTCGAACCTGCGAAACGATTTTGTCGTTTACACGCTTTCCAGACGTGCCGCAAAAGCCCTGAACCCCCTTTATTTAAACGGACTGCGAAAAACTCGCTTTGATACTTGCAGGCTATTTGCAGGTTTTTTGCCCTGCCAAGCCGTTGAACACCATAGAGAAACATCCTGTCATACCTTATATATTATATGCGTTAAACAATCAGTGCGCAGGTGTTACGTTTTGTTAAGAACCTGTAATATTACATAAATTATTACGTAATATTAGGTAATATCGCCAAAATTCACTACCTTTACACTATAATTCTAATTAAAACGGCACAAAGGTAGTAAAAAATGCTGGAAGTGCGCTAATTTTTTAAGGTTATTTATGGAATACGTGAAACTCAACCCGAAAGACGTCAGCCATCTGGCCAAGTCCATCAGCTCCGAGATGTTCGAGGAGATGAAGCAGACGATAGCCGACGGACGTTCGTACGCGTTCCTGCAGTTCAAGGTGGGCGAGGTGTTCATAGAGGTGGAAATGCCCGCATGGGAAACTCCGACAGCGGAGTCCGTTGTGGTCGTACACCCGAACTACTGGCACCGCTCGCCGAGGATCGAGGAAGCCATCAGCAAGGCGCTGCCCAAATGGTCGGACGCCGAGAGAGACGCGCAAGAGAGTAAGATGCAGTGGGAGGCCCAGGAGAGATACCAGTGGCTGAACCTGCGCAGTTAAGAAACAAAAAAGTAAGAGCAATGAGACAAGTAAACATTATCGTGTCTGTGACACTGGCGGCACTGACGTTCCCTGACTGGATGTGCCTGTTCTTCGTAGTGTGCGCACTGGTAGCGTGGAGTGAGAAACCAGCTAAGAGTAGTACAGAGAATGGAAAAGGATCTGTTTGCTGACGATAAGAGCCAGAAGCCGAGGGACAACCGAGGTCGTTTCGCAACCCAGGAAAGGGCGTATGCGGACAGGATTCTGAAGGAGAACAAGCTGCTCCGCCTCGAGGTAGAGAAGTACAAGCACCTGTACGAGAAGTATTTCCGTGCATGGCAGGCCTCCGCAGGCTATGCCGCAAGGGTGGAGCGTAAACTGAAGGAGATTGCCGATGGTTGCTGTTGAGCCAGTGGTGAACCCCGAAGCGAGGTACACCATCGGGCAGACAGTGAAACTGCTCGGTATGTCGAGGAACACGGTGAAGAAGTACACCGACAGCGGACAGCTCAGGCACGTCGTCCACAAGGCTACAGGAAAGAAGCTGTACCTCGGACGTGCCATAGTGCTGTTCTGGAAGACGATGGCGTAAGGTACGTTAACTTCATATATGAGTTGAGTTTCGGCGGCTGCTGCCCGTGAGGGTGGTGGCCGTCATCCGTTACAGGTCCCTCACGTTTACTATCCTGCCGTCGATCTCGATAAGGTCGACGGTGGTCTTGAACGTGACAGTCCTGCGCTCCATGGCTCCGTAGCTGTTCTTCGCCCCGTAGTCGAGCGTCCACCGTGCGGAATGCTCGTTGAGCGGTTCCACCGTTTCCTCGTAGACCTTGAAGGACTCAGGGTCTTTGAGCACCTTGCTGAAGTATCGCTGGTAGGTCTTCCTGCCTCGAGTGACGGACTCGGGCTGACAGGCTGCAAGGGATATCGCCGCCAGCAGGATAAGAAGCAGTCGTTTCATCGTTTGGGTCGTTTCTTTGATTCGGACAGTTGTTCGGCGGTTATCGTGAGCATACTGCCTTTGCCGGTCAGCAGCCACTCGGCAGAGACGTCGAAGTCCCTGACGAGGTAGGTCAGGCACTCGGGCTTCAGCACACGGACGTTAGGGTCTTTCCTGAGCGTGCACAGGTTCCAGTAGTTGATGTCGTACTTCGTGGTGAACGTGTTGAGGCCACGGATTCGCTTCTGCGTGATCAGCACGTCGAGCGCCAGGAAGAAACGCTTGGTGATGGCTATGCCGTCGGGTGATATGTTCATCTGATTCTCAGTTCTTCTGCCTTGTGCAGACGCTCGGCGTATTTGTCGTCGCCGGTCCGCTCGAAGGCAAGGGTTAGTACTCGTATCTCGTTGTCGTAGTCCTTTGCCCTCCGATACAGGACGGCAAGGCGGTCGTATGGGTGCCGTGTGAGGTAGGCATCCTCCGTGATGTTGCGCTCGTATGCCTCGATGGCCTCCCGTACCCTACCCTCTTTCTCGAGGGAAATGCCCAGGTTGTTCGTCTCGGAGGCCTTGGGAAGTTTCACCTTATAAGTAATATATTTATTCATTGCCTCGTTAACGACGGGGTCAGGAACCGCTATAGATGTCTCGGTGTCCCACGCAACGAAGGCGTAGTCCTCTGGGAGATATGCTGCGAGGCGGTGGGCCTCTTCGGGTTTGAGTAGTGCCATGTTATGCCTGGTATTGTTTTTCGATGATCGACAGCAGCTTGTCTATGCGACGCTGCAGGAGGGTGTTGTTCTCGAGAAGGGCATCCATCTGAACCTGCTGGTGGTTGATGATGTCAACAAGCGAAAGATAGACCTCGCTCGGCTCACGGGGCAGTTCTGCTGTAATATTACGTCGAATATTATCTGAGGGTGTAATATCGTCGTCAGTCTGGTACTTGGCCACCGTTTCCTCGCCGTACCTGTCAATGAGAATCTGCATCTGTTCCTTGGTGAGATTGCGCGTACCGTTCTCCACGAAAGAAACGCTTGTCTGGCTGACGTTCAGGATTGTCATAAGTTCCTTCTGCGTCAGTCCGAGGTCAGTCCGAAAGTCTCTAAGTCTAAACATACCTTTAGCCAAGTTAAAAATATCTAAGATAGGTAATATTTCCGTGTAATATTACGTAATTCTCGAAAAATATTACTACCTTTACACTGTAATTCTAATTAAAACGATACAAAGGTAATGAAAATGAATGAAAGTACAAACAAAAAAGCAGAAAAAGTTCAAAAATTCCCCCTCGAGGGGTATTACGACAGTCTGCCGGAAGCGACGTTTCCAAAGACGAGCTTCGTGAATGAGACCGCTCAGGATTGCGGTGTGTCAGTGGCCACGGTGCATAACTGGATGCACGGCAAGACCAAGCCTGAAAAGGAGGAGCACCGCCAGTATCTATCGAAGAAGACAGGTATTCCAGTGGAAGAGATATGGAAGGATTAGAGTTCTACACAATCAACGACGAGCTGTGGTTCCACACCGATGACGGACGGACTGCCAAGCTGGAGGAGGGGATGACCGATGTCATTCAGAAAATGATTGACATGATACGTGAGTTCTATCCCGAGGCCTACAAGCTGCTGTCAAAGCACTACGAGAAGAGTTCGGCCAACGTCACGTACTACCTGTTCCTGATCGTCCGGAGGTTCTGCAAGTGCAACTTCGGAAAGCTCGACACGACAAAGACGGACATTGACCGTTCGGGACGTTTCCACTTCGAGAAGGTGGAGTGTCCGCTGAGGGGTGAGTGCTTCATGCAGGACAGAGTATGTATGCCACGCTTCAACTCCAAGCTGTCGAAGACGGAACTGGAGGTGATGAAGATGTACTACGACGGCCTGGAGGTCGACGAGATCGCAGAGCGTCTTTTCAAGTCGCCCGAGACGATTAAGACTCACAGGAAGAACGTCTATCTGAAGCTCGGAATCCACGAGAAGGCCGAGTTTGTGAAATATGCTGACAATAATAACATTTTTAGAGATAAGTAGTTTTAGTGTTTAACATTTTAAAAAATTAAGAGCAATGAGTTTAATTCGTAAGAGTAATGAACTTCAAATCCAGACGACCGTCAAGATGATGATTTACGGTCAGGCTGGTATGGGTAAGACAACCCTCGCACTGTCGGCTCCGAAGCCGCTGTTGCTTGACTTCGACAACGGTGTCAAGCGTGTCAATGAGAACCACCTGAATGACTCCGTCGGTATCGTACAGGTAACCTGCTGGCAGGATGTCCTGAACGTGCTGAACGAGGACCTGTCGGACTATCAGACGATCGTGGTCGATACCGTCGGAAAGATGATGGACTTCATCATCGCTTTCAAGTGCGGACAGAAACAGCCGAAGGTTCAGGACTGGACGGCCATCAACACGGAGTTCAAGAACTTCGTAGACAGACTGTCGGGACTCGGCAAGCACATCATCTTCGTCGCCCACCGTGACACCCGTAAGGGAGCCAAGGACGATACGGTCTACATCCCAGCCCTCCGAGAGAAGAACTACAACAGCATCGTGACTGAGCTCGACCTGTTGGGATATCTCGAAATGAAGAACGAGCAGGGATATGTGAAGCGCTCCATCACGTTCGACCCGACGGATGTCAACGACGGCAAGAACACCTGTATGCTGCCAGGCGTGATGTTCCTGCAGACGATTCTCGATAAGAACGGCAAGCCTACTGGCGCAAACGACTTCATCGAGAAGCAGATTATCGCCAAGTATCAGCAGATGATTGGCAACAAGCAGGCTAAGGTCGACGAGTACAACAAGGCACTCGCCGAGATCGAGGAGTCCATCAGTACGATAACCGATGCGGGAGGTGCCAACCATTTCCTGCAGCATATCGGTGAGTACTCGGGATTCGGAAACTCGCTGATTATGAAGGCACGTGACCTGTTCGGCAAGAAGGTCAAGGCGCTCGGTCTGGTCTATAACAAGGAGTCTAAGCAGTACGAGGATGCAGCACAAGCCTAAGTTCAAGTTCTACGCCTCACTTCTCGACAAGTTCTTCGAGTACGAGAACAGCGATTCCATTTGGGAGCAGTACTGGGGTTTCTCCGAGAATCCCAAGTACTCCCCCGAGGAGTTCCACGAAGAGAAGTTCAAGTCGCTGATCGACAGCATCAACAGGGTGCCGTTCGATAGTGAGGCAGCAGACAAGGGAACGGCTTTCAATGAGGTCATCGACTGCATCGTACTCGGCCAGAACAGCACGAAGATGCTGATAACGAAGGTGCGTGACGAGTATCGTCAGGTCACTGGAGTCAGGGCCAGGTACAACGGCAGGGAGTTCTACTTTCCGCTCAGGATGGTACGTGAGGTCGCCGACTACTACAAGGGTGCCCTCTGCCAGCAGTACGTACAGGCCATGCTACCGACGACGTTCGGCGAGGTCATGCTGTACGGCTACATCGACTATCTGATGCCGTTCAAGACCCACGATCTGAAGACCACAGGCAGGTACATGGGAGTGGGCTCGTTCCAGTCACACTTCCAGCACCTCGTCTATCCCTACGCTCTGATTCAGAACGGCTGCGATGTCAGGGAGTTCGAGTATAACATCGTGGAAATGGGCAAGACCTACTACGAGACCTATACGGAGAGCTACCTGTTCCGTCCGGAGAGGGACGTGCCGTATCTCACGGAGCATTGCGAGGAGCTGATAAAGTTCCTGAATGAGAATAGGAGTTTAATCAAGAATGAGAAAATATTTGGACTAAGATGAAGAAAGAAAACGAGACCCAGCTGTTAGTGCTGGAGGAGGAGAACCTGCAGCTGTCCGTCAAGGAGCAGACCCTTGGAACGCTCAAGACGAACGCAGAGCAGATTCGTGACCTCGTGAAGTCCGCTGCCAGCCAGTACAAGGCAGAGAACTACAACGAGGAGAACGTGGATGTGGCCAAGGCTGACAAGACGAAGCTGAACAAGGCAAAGAAAGCCCTGAATGACGAGCGTATCAAGCTCGAGAAGGCTTTCAACGCCCCGTTCGAGGAGTTCAAGGCCATCGTCAACGAGGCTATCGGCTACATCAACGATGCAGTCGGCCAGATCGATATCGTCATCAAGGACGTGGACGAGAAGGCCAAGAAGCTCAAGCGTGAGGAGTGCGAGAAGGTCGCTGAGAAGTGCGGACTGGAGGAGGTCGGCATCAAGCTCGATAAGATTTGGAATGACAAGTGGCTGAACAAGGGCACGTCACTGAAGGCTGTCGAGAAGGAGATTAACGAGAGGATTGCCCAGTTCAAGGCAGACCTCGAGACGCTGAAATCGTTCTCAGAGGACTACGACGCCCTGGTTGTCCGCTACAAGGAGAATCTGAACCTGAACGAGACAGTCGCCTACGCCAATCAGCTGAAGGAGGCACGTGAGGCCAGCAAGCCGAAGGAGGAAGCGAAGGAAGAGCCGAAGCCGGAGGTACCAAAGCAGGAGCCTGCACCGCAGACCGCAGCACCTGAGCCTGAACCGAAGCAGGAGGCCGAGGGTCAGCATATCAGCAGTGAGGATATGGACGCAGCGGACGCCTTCGCAGCGGCACTCGGTCAGGGTACACAGGCCATGCCTACGGAGCCGATGTACACCAGAGGCTTCAAGGTGACGGCCACGAAGGCACAGCTGACTGAGATCGCTGAGTTCATGAAGCAGAGAGGTATTAACTTTGAAAGCATTGAAGTGTAATGGCAGTATATAATATCGTCGGGAAACTGGAGGTCATAGGACAGCCAGTTCCCATTCAGGGAAGAAACGGTACGTTCTACAAGAGAGACGTCGTTTTGGATTGCTCATGGTACAGCCGTGAGAATGGAGAGAAGTACGACAACCACCCGATATTCGAGTTCGTCGGCGACCAGGTGAACATCCCAGCGATGTATCAGGTCGGCATGAAGGTGACGATATCGTTCGTCATACAGGGCAATTCGTCCGATAAGGACGGCCAGAGGTCGTACTTTAACAAGCTGGTCGGAAAGAACGTCGTACCCTATCAGCCATATCAGCAGGGTCAGGGCGGTCCAACCAACTACCCACAGCAGGGCGGCTACGGGCAAGGTTTCAATCCTGGTTATCAGGGACAGCCGTACAACGGGTTCCCTCAGCAGCAGGTTCCGCAGAGTGGATATCAGCCACAGCCCGCACCGATGCAGACGGCACCGCAGCCGGCGCCCGCTCCGTTCCCTCCGCAGGTTGATCCAGTGACGGGTGTGCCTGTAGAACAGCAGGATAATGCAGACGACTTACCGTTCTAAGCTATGGCAGTGTTCAATATGAATAACGAGGTGGATAGGTCTGACTTCAAGAGCTATGTCAACGACTTGTACAAGGCATCCTTGCAGAAGGGCTTCATCGTGGAGGTGAAGAAGAAGCACGCTCCACGCTCCACCTCGCAGAACGCATATTTGCACTACTGCCTGTCGTACTTCGCCAGCGAGTTCGGCTATATGCTCGAGGAGGTGAAGCAGGATATCTTCAAGCGTCAGGTGAACTATAACATCTTCGCACGTCAGAGGATGAACCGCAGACACCAGGTAGTGACCTATATGCGAAGCACGTCAGACCTTGACAAGAAGGAAATGACGGACGCGATAGAGCACTTCAGGAACTGGAGCCAGAACTACGCAGGGCTGTATATCCCTGAGCCTGCAGACGGCACAGATGCCTACATCGAGGCAATGAAGCAGATTGCAGCGTATGAGAATTATTTATAACCCCTTTAATTTAAACGAATTATGAAGAAAGATTTGAAGAACTACGTACCTGAGCACATCGAGTACGTACTGGAAGAAGCAGTAAAGGAACAGTTCCCGCTCGAGCTGGATTTCCTCGGTCTGAAGAAGGCCAACCTGCTTGGTGAGAAGCCGTTGAAGACGAAGAGTGATGCGCTGAAGTTCGTCGCAAAGCACTTCACTTCGACGTTCCCTGACAATGAGTTAGTGACCCGTAAGCTCGACGAGTTCGAGATTCACAACATCAGAGAGGAGTATTGTATGCTTCAGGAGAACGAGGTCAAGAAGCGCAAGGACCACCTGCAAGAGACGCTGGAGCGTATCAAGCTGATGAAGAAGGAGGCCGAGGATGCCTACAACTCAGTGCTGCTCGAGATCGAGAAGTATGCAGCGGAGGTGAAACTTGGTACGAAGGATATCCGCCTGAAGTCTACCGAGGTGTTCAGCATAGCCATCGCCGGTCACTACTGCATCTACGTGTGGGATGAAGGCCTGAAGAAGTTCGTACTGGCCAACGCCTATCCTATCCCAGACCGTTCGGAGATTTGGGCCAATGAGGAGAAGAACCGCAAGGCCATGCTCGAGGTGTTCGGGCTGGAGTTCCCAGAGGTCGAGAATCCAAACGAGCAGAAGGAAGCCGAGGACGGCAAGGACAATAACGGCAATGACCTGCCCTTCGGTGACGAGGGCGACGACAACGGCCAGGCACCTGCAAGCCGTCAGGACGATGATGAAGATGAATAGTTGAAAAGGCAAGGAGTGTAGTTAAAGAGGTTAGAACGGCAGAGAGCAAAGCGGCGAGCCCTTGAGTGGCAGCGTAAGACAAGACAGCTCGTTTCTGTAAGCGCAGGTTCGAATCCTGCCGCTCCTTCAAGAGTTATGAAGTATAAGTTAAGGACATATCAGAAACTGGCAAGCGACGCAGCCGTAACGGCCTTCAACGGGAAGAAGGATGAGAACGGACTGCTGATATTGCCTACAGGTGCGGGAAAGAGTCTCGTGATAGCAGATATAGCGTCACGTCTCGACGGCCCGCTGTTGGTGTTCCAGCCATCGAAGGAGATACTGGAGCAGAATTTCGCCAAGCTGCAGTCCTACGGATCGTGGGACTGCGGTGTCTATTCGGCAAGTGTCGGACGTAAGGATATCAACCGTATCACGTTCGCCACCATTGGAAGCGTGATGAACCACATGGAGGATTTCGCACACTTCAGGAATATCCTGGTCGATGAATGCCACTACGTCAATTCGAAGGAAGGCCAGTACAAGCAGTTCTTTGACGCAGAGAGCAGACGAGTGATAGGACTGACGGCCACGCCGTACAGACTGGCACGTGCAGACTTCGGACGCTCGATGCTGAAGTTCCTGACTCGCACGAAGACGAGGACGTTCAGTAAGGTGCTGTACTACTGCCAGATTCAGGAACTGCTTGCAAAGGGCTACCTCGCAGACCTCGACTACTACGACCTGACATCGCTCAACCTCGAGAGGGTGAAAGCCAACTCGACGGGAGCCGACTACGACGAGAAGAGTCTGAGGGAGGAGTTTGAGCGCAGCGGGTTCTATGACAAGCTGACATCGACGGTACTCAGGGTGCTGAAGCCTAAGAGCGGTATTCCACGAAACGGTGTACTGGTGTTCACGTCGTTCATCAAGGAAGCGGAGGAACTTGTTCAGAAGCTGAAGCAGGAGAACAAGCAAGCCGCCATTGTTACGGGAGAAACGCCCAAGAAGGAGAGAGAGTCGGTACTGGCCAAGTTCAAGAGTGGAGAGATAGAGGTGGTCGCCAACGTCGGGACGCTCACAACAGGCTTCGACTACCCTGAGTTAGATACCGTCGTGCTGGGCAGACCTACCAAGTCGCTCGGATTGTATTACCAGATGGTCGGACGTGCGATAAGACCGTATGAGGGTAAGCAGGGCTGGGTGATAGACCTCGCAGGAAACTACAAGCGGTTCGGTGCAGTGGCCGATCTGCAGATATGGTGCCCGCCTAACTCGCAGAGGTGGGCGATATACTCGAAAGGAAGACAGTTAACAAACGTACCATTCAGATAAGCTATGTTCCCATATTACAGATACAAGAAGAAAAAGAAGAAGTCGGACGATGCGCCCAAGGAGCGCAAGCCGAGGAAGAAGCCTGAGAAGCCGGACCTGGTAAAGAGGCTCGACAAAGTGTTTGCCCTGTATATCAGACTCAGGGATGTGATGCCGAGCGGATTCGGTAAGTGTATCAGCTGTGGTAAGATTAAGCCGTACAAAGAGCTGGATTGTGGTCACTTCTACGGCCGTACCAATATGGCCACGAGGTTCGACGAGGATAATTGCCACGCTGAATGTATCGGCTGTAACAGGGTGAGTGCAGACCACCTGATTTACTATCAGGAGAATCTGATAAGGAAAATCGGTGTCGCCAGATTCGATACGCTACGCCTGAGAGCCAAGTCAACGAAGAAGTGGACGGACGATGAACTCCAGGAGAAGATCGACCACTACACCGCTGAAGTTCACAGGTTGAGTAGGTTGAAAGATATCAAGGTCAATCTATAAATAAAGTTAAGAATGAGCAATTTAAGAGTTAAAAGTATTTGTTTCTCAAATAAAATACTTAACTTTACCGCACAATTCAAACAAACAAGCAGGATAGGCGGAAGTCATGAGCCGCTGATAAGGGTAAATCGACCGCCCTTCCTGCTTTTGCTTTTAATGGTCGGTGTTATTAAAAAGTGTCGATATGGATACAAAGAGCATATTTAAAGCCGAAAGTGGCAAAAGGGGTGGCTGGATATTCTTCAGCCGGATAGATTGTCTGTCATTAAGAAGAATTGGAGTCTCATGAGTGACGGGTGGATAAAGATATATCGGTCGATTATGGATGATGAACTTTACTTCGCTGAAAAGTTCACCAGAATGCAAGCATGGCTTGATCTGCTGCTGCTTGCAGAGTATAAGCCGAGAGTCTTGTGTGTCCGTGGAATAAAGGTTCCGTTGGAACGTGGCCAGTTGGCATTATCTATACGAGAGTTGGCCGTTCGTTGGCAGTGGGGAGTCAATAAAGTCCAGTCGTTCCTGAAAGAATTGGCCGCTTCTGATAAGATAGATACACAGAAAAGTAACGTCGTAAATATCGTAACTATCTGTAAATACGAGAAATACCAAATCGTTGATGACTCGAAAAACGACGAAACAGATACACAAACAGATACACAAACAGATACACAAATAGATACACAAACAGATACACAGGGCAAAAAGAAAGTAACCAAAGAAAAAGATATAGAAGAAAGTAAAGAAAATATTTTCCCGACATCCCCTGACGGGGCTGCGGGCTCAGATACACAAAAGAGGTCATCTAAATCAAAGAAAGAGCCAACCCTTATAAGCAAAGCCCGTTACGCTTTCGAAGCGTATTTCAGGGATTCGTTCGAGGCAGAGTACTATTGGACGGCAAAGGACGCCAAGAATATGAAGGACTTGCTGAAAAAGATATGTTTCGCAAGAGCCAGTAAGAATATGAGTACGGATGATGATTCTTTGGTTGAGGGTATGAAGGCGCTGTTGGATTCTATCGGTAACAACTTCGTGCTGGAGAACTTTACCGTACCTATCATAAATTCGCAGTATAACGCAATAGTAGCACAGGCGAGAGCCGCAAAAAATAAGTCAAATGGAAGCAATAGGAACAGTAATCAGTCAGGAGCTGAAGAAAGATTGCGTGAAGGAGCAGACATCATTAGTAAGATGTGGGCGAGAGACGACGCTGAAAAAGCAGCTGGGAAGTCGTGAGTCGTTTATGACCACGTACAATCCAGACTATCAGCTGAAGATATGCAACAGTCCGACGTTGTGTGTCATCGGTGACTATCCGACGCTTACGGATATGAAGCTGTCGTTTGGAGAGAACACAACGGCATCGTGGTTAGTTCCGCAGTTAATGGACCTCAGTGAGTATTGTGGCTGCAAGGATAAGTTGCAGGGCAAGCCGCTGGAGCAGTGCGCCTACATCATATCGATGGAGTTCGCACACCTGAAGATATCGGAGCTGATGTTGTTCTTCTACTGGTTCAAGTCGGGCAAGTTCGGTAGGTTCTATGGTTCAGTCGACCCGCTCGTGATCACGACGTCGCTGAGGGAGTTCATGAAGGAGAGAGTAATGATTATAGAGAAGTACGAGCAGGAGCAGAGGGAGAAAGCCGAGGAGGAGGCCAGAAAGAACAAGATGACCTGGGAGGAGTATTGTGAGAAGACTGGAAAGGTCGGTACACCCCACCCCTTTATGAGAAAGCCTGAGAAGAAAGAGAAGAAGCCCGTCGAGGACGTCGAGCAGGGAATCAGGTCTGCAGAGGGTATTCTGTCAGAGTACAACCTGTCGGAGAGTTCCAGGAAGTTGATGGTGAATATGTTCAAGAAGAAGTATGGATGTGAGCCGCAAGAGTATATTAACAAGCATAAAAAGTAAGAGTTATGGTTTACGTGTTCTATGGTTTAGCAGCGTTCTTCGTGTACTTTGAGCTGTATGCGATTGTGAATGCAAGAAAGATTATCACTGAGTCAAAGTATGCTCAGAAGGTCATCGAGGATGTCAAGCGGACCGGCCATGGTGACGGTCGTGATATCGACCCGAACTACATGAGGGCGTACATGATCGATTTCTTCTACATGGTGTGGAGTGCATTGGGTCTGCTGTCAAGCCAGTGGGTGTTCTTCGTCTGTCTGTTCCTGCTGACACTGGTAACGTCGTTAATGAGGAGCAGGACATTGTCGGAGGCTTCGATTAGCGATAACGTAAGGTTCGACAGGGCGAACAGTGTGGTCTCTATCGGTCTGCTGGTCCTGTTGGTAGGCAACAAGTTCTTTGAGTGGTTCGACGTACCGAGATCGTTATTGGAGGTTCTGGGAGTATGGTAGTAAGATTTCACATAGACGGTCTGTTTGATATGACGCTGACGATATACGGCCTGTTCGTGATTATCGTCCTTCTCGTGGTGTGCCTGACGGTGGCTGTGGCAATCAGGGAGAGAAGCATCCGAAAGTACCTCAGAGAAAGGGCTGAGAGGATGCAAAAGTTAGGTAAGGTTAAATAAGAGTCTGTTGAACACTTTTTAAGTTTATAAAGAGCGAAAACCTTGCAAATATCGTGTTTTTTCACTACCTTTACAACATCAAAAGGAACATTAAGAAACACTTAAAGAAGTAAGAGCAATGATTACGGAAAAGACAAAGAGCAGCATCTTGAAGGAAGTCGACAACCTGATAGCCGACGGTCTCAAGCTGACAGGTATCGAGCAGACCCGCAAGGATTTCAGAGTATTCACAGACGAGGAAGCTGGCCAGGTGGCCGTCATGTTCCTCGACGGTCCGGAGGAAATGCAGTCATGGAGCGGACACCTGTACGAGATTAAGGACGAGGAGATCGTAATGGTCGAGTACGGATGTTTCGATTTCGTTGATATCAGCCAGTGGCCGTGCTTCAACTATAAGGAGCTGAGTTTAGATTAAGAAACGCAATAAAGAACTAAGAGCAATGAGTATTTTTTCGGAAAACCCTGATTTCTATCCCACGCCCGATGAAGTCATCGCAAAGATGATGATGGGTGATGATTTTGTCGGCAAGACGATTCTCGAACCGTCTGCCGGCAAGGGCAATATCGTAGACTGGCTCAAGAGAAACGGAGCCCGTGAGGTGATTGCCTGTGAGAACGACCCCTACAACCTGAAGCTGTTGAGGGGTAAGTGTCAGATAATAGCGAACGATTTCCTGACGGTCACGTCGGAAATGGTCAGCCACATCGACATGATCGTGATGAACCCGCCGTTTAGCCGAGGAGCAGAACACATACTGCACGCTTTCGAGATAGCGCCTCCAGGCTGTACGGTGATTGCCATCTGCAATGACAGCAACCTCGAGAAGAGTTCGTGGAATAAGACGAATGCCAAGCTGTTAGAGACGGTGAAGCTGTATGGTAGGTCTGAGTTCCTGGGTGACGTGTTCAAGAAGGCTGAGAGACGTACCAATGTATACGTCTCGCTCGTAAAGCTGTACAAGGAAGGTCAGGGAGAAGACGAGTTCGCTGGCTATTTCTTCGACCAGTATGATACGGATATCGCCGGAGGAAGTACCGAAGGCTTGATGCAGTACAACTTCGTAAGGGATATCGTCAACCGATACGTCTCGGCGGTCAAGTTGTTCGATAACGTCATGAAGGCCTCGAAGGAGATTAACGAAATGGCTGATTTCTACGACTACCGTCCGGAGAGGGACGAGAAGACTGGAGAGGTGAAGCAGGTCAAGCAGACCTACGGATATCTGCCTGTCACGTTCGGCGCCATCGTCAGCAGGGACGAGAGTAGCAGCAGTGGCACTACCATTACCCACCAAGAGTATAAGAAGGTGTTGCAGAAGTACTACTGGCATATCATATTCCGCAAGATGAATATGGAGAAGTATGCTACCAAGCAGCTCAGGGAGCAGATAAACAAGTTCGTTGAGCAGCAGAGCCAGGTGCCGTTCACGATGGGTAACATATACAAGGTGATCGACATGGTCGTACAGACGAACGGCCAGCGGATGCAGAGGGCTATCATCGAGGCCTTCGATAAGATTTGTTCGCTGTCTGCAGAGAACAGCACCGCTGGAGAGACGTGGAAGACCAATGCGAACTATATGGTCAACAAGCGGTTCATAGTGGACTGGATGACACGCAACGACTATTCGTGGGAGAAGGAGAAGCTGAGTATCAGATACAGGGGAAGCGGTAACGTGGATATCATCGAGGATGTTCATAAGGCCCTGTGTTACCTGACCGGTACGAACTTCGACGAGACCGAGACACTGAACGATGCAGTCAACCGTCTGAAGCCCGATTGGGGTAAGTGGTTCGAGTGGGGTTTCTTCAAGTGTATCGGCTACAAGAAGGGTACGATGCACTTCGAGTTCCTGGATGAAGATGTCTGGTACAAGTTCAACGTGGAGGCCAGTAAGGGTAAGGGCTGGAACCTTCCCAAGAAGACCGAGAAGAAGCGCAAGCCAGCAGCTAAGGCAGAGACAGTTCAAACGACGTTATTCGGTTAGGATATGAAAACAGATGTTAACGGCTGCAGTACCTGTCCGATAGGTCAGGAGCAGTATGAGAAGTTCAAGACGAGAGTTGGCCGAAAGGTGATAACGAGATATCAGTACGACTACCGACACACTGACGGCGATCTGTTCAGCACGGTTGTCAAGACGCTGAAGGATGCACGTGAGGAACGTGACGAGTGGCTGGAAAGGAAATTGTCTAATCAAAATAGTTAAGTTATGAGAGTATTCGATTTAGTGACACGAACAGAGATCGACGCATTCCCTGTCGTGGACGGTCAGACTGGTAGGCTGTGTGGCTTCCAGTTGGAGAAGAACGGCCCGATATGGCCGACAGAGTTGTTTAAGATTCCGTTCGCCCCTGACTGGGAGGAAATCAAGCACAAGGCACTGATGGCCGTGCTGCCTGGTGTAGCAGCCCGTCAGATGCAGTCCATTCAAGGCAACCCGAGAGTGAATCAGATGATTTACCCAAACGAGGAGGCCATAGTGCAGGAGGCTATGAGGATAGCGGAGGCCATAGCCAACCACATTCAGGAGAAGGAGAAGTATTTCAGTCCAGGAGTGGAGGCTATCAAGAGAGAGCGCCAGCGTCAGGTCATCGGCGAGGGCTACGACGAGCAGCATGACGAACAGAACGATCCGAAGGAACTGATCGAGGCTGCGATATCGTACCTAATGAGTGCGCTGGGCCGTAAGGGTGATTCGGTAAGCGAGTGGCCGTTTGAAAAGGAGTTCTACAAGCCGAAGGATTTCAAGCGGGATGTGGAGCGTGGTGCCGCACTGGCTGCAGCCGGACTCGACCTGTTCTATAAGACGGAGGTAAGGAAGAAGGACGTCCAGAAACTGAAGGTCGGTGATACGCTGGTGTTCGACCACAGCGACTACACTGACTACTGCATCGTCTATTGGGTGAACGAAGAGGGAACCGAGGGCAAGATGGCCTGTGTGGATGACGGTGGAGGTACTGACTGTATGTGGCTCTTCAACGTAGTTGTCAATGACGAAGGACACCTTACCACCTATCAGGACAGAGAGGTGAGACGTGATCCCGAGCTGCTTGACAGGGTACATGACAGTCTTAAAATCGAGGGCGACGGACTCCATTTCGAGACGCTGCTGGTCAGTCTGTTCGAGCAGGCTGCATACACGCCACAGGACGTTACGCTATACCTCGAGGATGATATGGATGAAGCCGAGGAGCTGGTACTGCTGAAGAAAGGCTTTGAGGATATCCTGAAGACCTCGAAGAAGTTCAATGAGAAGTTACACCATTTAAAGTCGTAAGATATGAAACAGATTATGTTGAATGTGCCCGATGATGTGGCACAGGATTTCGGAGAGAAAGTGAAGGGTCTGTTGTCAGAGTTCGATATCGAGGCTGATAACGACGGAGTGCTGGATTGTCTGCTGCCTATCACGGAGAGAGTGAAGACGTTCGAGGATGCCTGCAAGGTGTTAGGCGCCAGAGCAGAGCGTGGTGACGATGACGCTGGTACCATGTTGGCAGATTACGAGTCGAATGCTGAGAACATAAAGACGAGTGGTATCGTGGCTTTCATGAAGCTGTGTATCATCACAGCAGCCCTGAACGAAGGCTGGAAGCCGAAGTTTACTGATGACGAATACCGCTGGTTCCCCTGGTTCCGCTATTACACGAAGGAGGAGATCGAGGAAATGACCGAGGAGAAGAAGCAGAAGTTGGGTCTCGTGGGCGCGGATGCGAATAACGGCTCGGCTGCGGGTCTCGGGTGCGTCTCCTCGTCTAACGCTTGGTCGTATCCGGATGCGTCCTCCGGCTCCCGCCTTGCTTATAAAAGCGAAGCGTTGGCGGACTACTCTGGGAAGCAGTTTAAGGATATCTGGGTTGATTACGTAGGAAAGTTCTGAGGCCATGAAGAAGATTTTGGATATTGCAATCGATATCGAGACGCTGTCACTCAGGCCGACAGCCGCAATCATGTCAATCGCTGCCAGCCCGTTCGACTTGGACGGGTATGGCAAGCCGGTTGAGGGTGAACCGTTCTTTACGACGGTCGATGCAAGCAGTTGTGCGATGTATGGACTGGATTTCGCTGAGGGAACTATCAAGTGGTGGAGTGAGCAGAGCGACGAGGCAAAGAAGCCGTTCCTCGAAGGAAACTCGGTTCCACTGAGGGAGGCGCTGTTTGAACTGAATCAGGCCTTTGAGATTTGGAAGTCTGAACACAATGCGGACGGCGTGAGGGTATGGATGCAGGGCACCGACTTCGACGGCCCGATCCTGAAGAACGCCTATATTGTGGTGTTCGGTGAAAAGAGGTCGAAGGGTGAGATTGAGGCGATGCCTTGGAAACATGACGAGGTGAGGGACAGCCGCACGTTCATACTGGAGCACATGAGACAGTTCCACCCCGAGGTAGAAAAGCCGTATTCGTTGATACCGCCTGTCGGCAATCAGGTCAAGCACGATGCCTACGGTGACGTGATGACGCTGATACATAACGTCCAGTTCTGTGAGAATGAGAAGAAGTTATTAACCCCTAAAGCATAAAGATATGAAGATTTTGATTTACGACGTAGAGACTACAGGTCTCGACAGTCAGAAGAGTGCAATCCATCAGCTGTCCGGTAAGGTGGTGATCGATGGAGAGGTAAAAGAGACGTTCAACCTGAAGCTGCGTCCGCATGATGGTGCTGAAATCACGGATGAAGCGCTGAGGGTAAGCGGTGTGACCCGTGAGCAGATTGCTGGCTATACAAGCCACATGGTTCAGTTCCAGAAGTTCAAGATGATGCTGGAGAAGTACATCAGCAAGTACGATAAGGCTGATAAGTTCTACCTGTGCGGTTTCAATATCGGTCCGTTCGACAACCAGTTCCTGAGAGCGTGGTTTGCCCGTTGTGGTGAGAAGTGGTTTGGCAGTTACTTTTGGTCGAACTACCTCGATTGTATCGTGCTGGCCACTCCGTATCTCGTTGACAAGCGTTCGCAGATGAAGGACTTCAAGCAGTCGTCGGTAGCGGAGGCCCTGGGTGTCAAGGTCGAAGAGGAGAAGCTGCACGATGCCTTCTATGACATTGAGCTGAGTCATCAGATTTACGATAAGGTTTGTGGAAAGTACTAAGATGAAGAAATATCTGTTTGATGACAAGCGCGGTTTGACGTGGCTGACTCTGAAACGTCTGAAGACGCGGACGAGTCGCCTCGCCAAAGGCATAGAGGATAATTTCGTACGACCCGTAGGACTGATTAAGGAAGGTCATTTCAAGGGTTATATGGAGTATATCTACGGCGACGATGCACACGGTGTAATGAGACCGCCGTACATGGTCGGTGAGGTTGTGGCCATAGCTGAGAGTTACAAGCGTCTCGGCTATGATCCGATGTACTGCCCTGCCGGTCATGAGGACGGTCTGGGAAGCGAAGAGGGCTGGAGTAACAAGATGTTCGTCAAGGCAGACCTAATGAAGCACTTCGTGGAGGTCACGGACGTACGTTTTGAACGGCTGCAGGATATCACGGACGAGGATATCATGCGTGAGGGTATTGTTCACGCTCCTATTCAGGCTCAGGATGTCAAGACTGGAGAGATTGGAGATTTCGCCTACCTCGTGATATCGAAGAAAAGGATTGAGCATATCGTTTACTCGAATGCAAGAGACGCTTTCGCAGGACTGATAAACGCTGTCTGTGGAAAAGGAACGTGGGAGAGTAATCCCTGGGTATGGGTGTTTGACTATAAACTGATAGAGAAATGAATGATATTGCAGAACTGCTGAAAGACAAGAAGGGACTGATTAAGTACATCCTGACGATGATGGAGAGGTCCCAGAAGTACATGATAGGACTTCGTGGAATGAAAGAGCGTGGCTTCAGTCAGGAAGGTATGCTCGAGAAGGTGATTGAGGTGACTGCCATCCAGTCAGACCAGATTAAGCATTTGGCGCTGATTGCATTGATAGCCGTCCAAAGCGGTGATTTCGATACTAACGTAGCCGAAATGATGATGAAGATGGGACGTGACGAGGAAGCCTTGAAGATTATGTTTGAAAAGAAGCTGAAAGGAGAATGACGGTAGCGGATGTTCGTAAGGAGTTGGCAGATTGTTCGCCTGAGAGACGAGAGGAGCTGCTGAGTGGCCTTGTTGGCTTCATCTATACTTTTGACGAGTGTGGAAAGAAGGAGATTGGCCATGGTTTCGACGACTTGATCAGAATCGGCGAAGAGTGGTTCCCTGGTATGGTAACGAAAGAGGCTTGGCTGAATGGCATCGAGAATCGTCTGGAGTACTTCAATGATGAATCGGAGGAGGTAGTCGTTGTTCTGCCACAGCCCTACTACATACCACCCGTAAGGTTCGAGTTGAAGGAAATCGATATCCCTGATATCAGGTTCTTGGAGCCTATCGAGCAGCCGAAGGAGGAGCCGATACCCTACCGTCAGAAACTCGCTAAGTACGATAAGCGCCGTAACTTCAAGCCGAAGAACTTTTGGAATCGTATTCGTTCAAGATGTAAGTGATATGGGAGAATTAGCCAAGAAATGTAATCGGAAGTATTGTCCGTTCTGTCAGCAGATGTCAAGTCGAAAGAATGCAGTGTACAGATGATTCAGATTCGACGACCCGAAGTACTGCTGGCTGATGAAAGTGGTTGTTATCAGAGATTTAATCAGAGAATATGGCAAAGTTAGAAGTAAAAAAGACGGACGTCAAGGAGAAAAGCTACAGAGTTATCGCCAAGTGTCCGTACGGTAAGATGCAGAAGACTTTCGTCGAGGCCTTCAAGAAGGAAATGATATTGCCCGTGTTTGTCGGAAGCAGAGATTGTGAGAAGTGTATGCACTTCGGCGGTTACGTAGAGAGTGATCCGTCGAAGCAGATGTTTATCAAATGTAATTGTGGAAGCGTATGGCAGTCCTTAAAGCGGAAAGCGAAGTCATTTGCGGAATGGCTGGGCCTGTGAATTATTTCACGAATCCATGTCCGCACGGAGAACGGCCGATGTTCGGCGGTGGTAAGATGATGGTCGGCTCTATTGCTTGCCAGATGTGCAAGCATTATGGTGGCCAGGTTGATGATGATAGTATTGAATGTAAACATGAATAGAGTATGAGCGATCTGAAGAAGTTCTTGAAGGAGTTTTGCAAGGATGCAGCGGATATGATACGCCCTGTTCCTGTTCCGTTCAATGAGGATTTCATGCTTGTGCCGAAGGGATGGAATAAGAACCAGAGCCTGTCAGCAAGAGTAAAGAGAAGAGAACACGTTAAACGTAAGAATAATAGCAATGGAAAGAGTTAAGATTTTCGCTAAGACGGTGGAAGATGAAGCCACTTGGCAGATTGAGAAAATGAGTGAGTGCGATGCCTATAAGGATTGCAAGATTAGAGTTATGCCTGACTGCCATGCGGGGAAAGGCTGTACTATCGGGACGGTCATCGAACTGAAAGACCAGGTAGTGCCGAACACCGTAGGAGTGGATATCGGATGTGGTATGCTCGTAGCCAACTTCGAGCACGCTGAGGTCGATCTGAAGAAGCTCGACGAAGTGATTAACGAGTTCGTTCCGTCTGGGTTCAATATCCATAAGGAGGCCATAGAGCAGATGCCGGAACTGCTGTTCCTGAAAGCGAAGTCGATTATCAATATCGATAACGATTATCGTTCGCTCGGTACGCTGGGTGGTGGTAACCACTTCATCGAGGCGAACGTGGATAAGGACGGCCGTTTCTATATCGTCATCCATTCAGGAAGCCGTAACCTCGGTGTCCGTATCTGTGAGTATTATCAGCAGAAAGGAATTGAGGCTGCTTGTGGCATAGCGAAGAAGATCGATGAAAAGCAGAGGCAGGAATTGATTGACAGACTGAAGAAGGAAGGACGTCAGAAGGATATCCAGAGCGAGCTGCAGAAGTTGAAAATTCCGTCAGTCGATGGTGATTTGGCCGGCATCGGTCCTGAGTGGATTGCCGACTATATCAATGATATGATGATTGCTCAGAAGTATGCAGAGCTGAATCGTCATGTGATAATGAGAACGATCTGTAAGAAGATGGAACTCCACGCATACGATATGTTCCAGACGGTGCATAACTACATCGACAACAGCATGAACCGCCTGACAGTCCGTAAGGGTGCCGTGAGGGCTATGAGAGGTGAGCGTCTGATTATCCCGATGAATATGCGCGACGGTTCGCTGATTTGTGTCGGTAAGGGCAATCCTGATTGGCTGTATTCTGCACCGCACGGAGCTGGACGCTTAATGAGCCGAAAGAAAGCCTTCCAGACGCTCGATGTAGAGCAGTTCAAGTCAGAAATGAAGGATGTGTATTCTACGTCCGTCTGTCCTGAAACCCTCGACGAGAGTCCTATGGTCTATAAGCCGATGCAGGAGATTATCGACTGCATAGAGCCTACGGTGGAGGTGCTTGAGGTTATCAAGCCAGTGTACAATTTCAAGGCAAAGGAAACGAGAAAGTTCTGAGTTATGGTAGCACTGGTTATTTTCCTGTTCGTGATATACTCTGTTGGCTGTATCTTGGACGGTCCGGATATGGGCAACGGAGATATCACTGGCTTTGTCAGAAAGATAGCTGCAAAGCAAATGTTGAAGGCTGCAGAAAAGGCAGACCGTAGTGTTTATTATGCTAAGTTCGCACCGACTCCAATGCCACCACGTCAGGAGTTTGAGATTAGAACGTTAGAACAGAAATTCGGTGTATCATTTAGTGACATATATTTAGATTTGAAGCAGTATAGCAAGTGTGACATGAATATAGAAGAAACGGCTGTAATGATATTCAAGGATTTTCTCGAGCGTTCGATGTTTCAGTTTGGTAAAGATATATCTAAGCTGATTATTGAGAGTAAGTGTTTCAAGTGTACGCTCCTTGAGCCTTCATCAAATATGCCGTTACGTCTGTTATTCTCTATCCCTATTGCAGTTCCGAAGGATCAGAAACCGTGGGAGGAAATATTTAAGACCAGTGTCTGTGATGTAACGACGGATTACAACCTGAATTTGAAGGAGGTGCTGGAGTATATGATGTATGGTGGTCCATATATAAACCCGATAAGAAAATGACAAAGAAGGAATTGTTAGAGAATCGTGTATTTCAGAATATGCCTGATAATACGCAGATAGTGTTCAATACGGCTGTCAAGGCTGAGAATTGCCACCCTGTCACGGATAAGGATTTGTGCTATCGTCAGGAGATCGTCGGCTGGGCTAAGAAAGAGATAAACCCAGAGACTGGAGAACGAGACGGTGGCGATTATGGAGAAGACCCGATTTATAAGCATTTCCTGGTTATTAACACGAACCCGTATTGATATGCCGATAAAGCCTGAGAACAAAGCCCGTTACCCGAAGAACTGGAAGTCGGAGATACGACCGGCTATCCTGAAGCGGGCGAATGACTGCTGTGAGTTCTGTGGTCGCAGAAACCACACGTTCTATTTCAACGAGAAGACGAGGAAGATGGTTAGGGTGGTGCTGACGATAGCCCACCTTAATCATGTTCCAGAGGACTGCAGGCCTGAGAATCTGAGGGCATTGTGTCAGTCGTGTCACCTCAGATACGACGCAGAGCATCACAGGAAGTCGAGGATGCAGACGAAGGCAGATAAGGATAAGTCGTTAAAGCTGTTTGAAGATGAAGTGTATTAAGCAATATGATAGAGAGTATCGGCAGTATCTGAGGGATAACCCCGATTCGCTACTTGCCGCAAATTTCGAGTTTACCAGCGCAACCCACCAACTATATAAGTCGATTGCCGCTACACGAGTTATGAGAAATATAAAAGAGTTCCAGCTATGGCTAAGTTTGAAGTTTTAGAGTTTGACCCCGTGATTTATCCGTTCAAGTTCTGGGTGGCGAAGAACGGAACCAAGGCAGACGTTAAGGATATGTTCGTAGATATCGAGCATGAGGAGATCGAGATTAGGGACTCGAGGATAAAGTCGTCTGCAGCCCTTACGTTTGACCCAGTCATCGCAGTCAGTGATGGCCAGAAGGGAGTGTTGACGTGGCTGCATACGCCGAAGCTGGTCACTACTGGTACGATAGCCCATGAGTCAGACCACGCGGCCAATGCCATATACGACTTCATAGGTGCCAGTGTCGATCCGACGAATGACGAGCCTCACGCCTATCTCGTAGGCTTCTTTGCGGATGCTATCGAGGAGGCTTTGAAGCGCTAAAGTTATGAAAGGTTAATCTTTCCGCTGCTAAAGTTTCGTTAACAAAATAAAGAGTGTATCTATTGCAAATATCGTGTTTTTTTACTACCTTTACACCATAAATAAAAACATTAAGAAACATCAAAAAGAAGTAAGAGCAATGGTAACAATCAAGTGTAACAATTCGGAAAGAAAGTCGGTAAAGTTCTCGCTTAACGGAGGACAGAAAGACGAGATAATGGTGACTGCTATCCAGGACGGCGAGTACTGGTTTTCTATCGGTAAGGGTCGCATCTATAGTACAGCCAGTGGTGCCAAGAAAGCTGCAGTGAAGGAAATGGCTAAGATGGGCTACACCTTCGACGAGAACGAAATGAAGAACCTCGAAATCTGTTAGAGATATGAATATCAGCAAAGAGACAATCGAGAGAGTCAAGTCAGAAGGTTTCGTGATAGACTTCGTGGATGATCTGTGCTACGAGACGACACCGCAGAAAGCCGTTAAGATTTTGGTTTCAGGCTTCGAGGGTGGCGACGGTCAGTACTATTCGAAGTGGATGAAGACCCCGAAGGAGAAAGAAGTAACGTGGGAGTGGATATCACAGCGCCTGTTCGCTGAGGTTAAGAATACGTACATCGACCTCTACCAGTACCTGAAGCCGCTGTTTGGCATTCAGGCTACGTCATTTGGTGTGAGTGTCGATACTCTTTGGAAGTTGGACGAGAAGAAGCAGGGTGTCCGTTCTAAGCTGAAAGAGCTGGGACTGAAGTTCCGTGAGGAGTTCTCGGAAGGTGGTTGGTCGTATCGCTTCATCGTCAGCAAGTGTAAGGAGAATATGGTTATTTTGGAAACGCTAAAGAAATAAGAGCAATGATTAAGTACAAAGGTTATTCGATTTGGAACGCAAACGCAGGAAAGAGGTTTGCACGTCCGGACTGGCACGTTGGAACCGTGCAGGATGATGGAAGTATGGTAACGCACGCTACTGGCTATCCGAGTTGTTTATCAGCGAAGCGTGGAGCAGATGCCCACTTCGGTAGATTGTAGAGGATATGGATAAGTTGACGTTAGAGCAGCTGGTAGAGTGGAATCACGACTATCAGCACAATTTCGGAGTTACCGAGAAGGAGCTGGAGATCGCCCAGAGTCATATCGATATCGTTGACTACTGGCATCGTAACGTTAAGACTCCGCAGGTCGGTGATATGGTCTGTGGGTCGTTCTATAACGGCAAGCGTGAGTACAATGAGGGCTTGATATGCAAGTTGGAGAACGGAGTGGCAGAGGTTTGCTATTATCCGTATGTACCGTTTGTAAGCCAGGAGTATGCCAAAATCAGTCTGTCTGTCAGTGGTGGTCCGTTCACTCATTCACACGTCTGTATGTTCGAGAAGGTCGAGGATGATGTAGTACGCCAGTTCATGGACTGGGGACGTAAAGGAGCCGGACCGAGTCAGGCGTTCTATTTCCCTGTCACGGTCAGGAAGTGGAAGCTGTCGGAGCCGATTCACTTTGTTCGTGATGACTGGGGTGACAATACCATTACGAGCGATATCGATGGCTCTGAGCTTTTCAGTAAGGTTGAGGTTCAGTTTGCCAGTAAGGCAGGTGACACGATAAGGGTACAGCGTAAGGATGGCAGCTGGTTCAAGGAAAAAGACCTTGGAAATGCGAAGGCCACGATAGAGTTCTTGGAGTGGAGAGAGAAAGGAGGCAAGTCATGAGACGTGATTGTATGAAATGTGAGCACTGTTGGCATGAGACTGGCAGCGATTTTCCAGAAGGATGCGGTTACGGTATCGACGGTTCAAGGCCGATTGGCGAAAGGTGTTATAAGGATGGTAAGTTGTTGAAAAAGTATTGAGCTATGATGTATATCGGAAGGACTGAAGCCTATTACGAAGGCGATGATGATGCAGTGTTCACACCTGATATGTGGACGAGCAGTGAAAACCCTGATGACCTCGCAGGTGATGTTCATGAGCTGACAAAAAGCGGTGAGGATTTGCTGAGTCAGTACTACGATGATCTGAGTGTCGGTTATGACCTCTGCAATGGCAGGGCGAAAGGGTTGGCAGACAGATATACGAGAGAGGAAATGTACGAGTTGTTGACAGACTCGATGAATGGTTATTCAATATCGTGTGAAGAATGAAACAGAAAGTGAAAATCGTAGAGACCCTTGAAAGAGTGGTCGAGGTAGAGGCAGACAGCTTTGAGGAAGCTGCTGACATTGTTGAGTGTCAGTATAGGGACAGCGAGATCGTCCTTGACGAGAGTGACTATACTGGAGTAGAGTTTTTCCCTGCATGACAAAGACCGAGCAAGTTGTTGGTTATGTCCGGGCTGGAGAGTGGTCGAAGGCCATGAACATAGCCAAGACATTCCGACTGGGATTCACGTCGGACGAGATCAGAACCATCGAGATTGCATCCGACACGCTCAACGGAAACGGCAGGCTGTACAGAGACCTGGGTATCGATGTCGCAGCTGAGGTTTTCAAGTGCAAGGCACTGCTGAAAGCGCGGTATTTACGTTAAGTTTATTTAGTTTTTGGTTGAACACTTTTTAAGAAAATAAAGACTGAAATACTTGCGTATATCGCCGTTTTTCACTACCTTTACACTATCAAAATAAAACATTAAGAAACGGTTTTTTAAAGAATTAAGAGCAATGTTACAGTCAGAATTTGAAGCAAGAGTCCAGATGAAGGTTTCAGAAGCCGAGTACTGGCACATCAACGAAGTTTACAACCAGTCAGACCTCGACAAAGACGAGTTCTGTAAGTTGTGGGTTAAGATGAATCAGGCCCGTGTCAACAAAGCCAGGGAGATAGCCAAGGCGGTTGAGGCAGACCTGAAAGTTCGTGATAAGCTCTGGGAGATCGTTTACCGCTTCGGTGGCATGAACTACACGGAGAGCTGTAAGCTGGCTGCTGATTTCTTCAACAAGACACAGCAGAAGTTGATCGAAAGCGTCGGTATTAAGATTGAACGCTCTGAGGTGTACTTCCAGACCGTCAGCGACGTCATTTGGGAGGTCAAGAAGTATTTAGGACGTACGACAGATACGACTCGGCAGGGACGCGGTTTCCTGCCGGCCGTGTAGAAAGTTTAACGGGAGGAACGTTGAAACAAGGAGTGTCGCCCTTGGCAAATCGGAGATAAGGCAGACGTTAAAGCAAACCCTCCGTACTCCCTTTAAAATACAGAAAGATGAAAAGAGTGGATATGAATTTACGATACCGCAGTTGCGCTATCTTTTGTGCCGTCAATGGCAGGAAGAATAATGGAACAGCGAAAGTCTCTTGGGATAGTTTGGAGAAGCGTTTCGGTATTGGCTGGGAGTCGCTTGTTAATGAACTGAAGGTAAAAGGAATGCTGTTCGGTGGTAGTGGTTATGTGTATCTCAGACCAGATTGGCAAGCCATGACAGCAGCTGAGCAGATGGAAGAGATAATGAAAATGTACCCACATAAATACGTTGAACGATGAAGAAGATTCGATTGGTCACAGACGGTTCGTTCCTGGTTGTCAGGAAGGTGAACCACAACAACCGCCTCGCTAACGAATGGGAAGCCAGCAAGGCCGGTTGTTACGATTCGGTTGCAAGTTATGAGGATTGCGAGCAGGACAGGTTGGCCATGGAAGACCTGAAAAGGTACACGACCCACGTCCTCGCAAGCACTGGTAGTAGTTTCACGTTTGAAGATATCGAGGTATGAGCAGAGTGTATAGAGGTGACGGCAAGTGTATCTCCGTTGACAGCAACGACGGCAAGTTCCGTTTCGTGGCCACTCGCAGGGCTATAATATCGCAGTACAACGGAGTGACGAGATATCAGGGATGGCACTGGACCGCTGAGACGTATCGTTTCGAGAATGGCCGTTGGGTCGGTGCCAGGTTCCAGAACATGAAGTACGAGTTTAAGAAGAGACAGGAGGTGATCGACCACCTGAGCACGTTCCAGTGCTTCACGGAGGCCGTCGCTGAATTAAATGCTAAGTGATATGAATAAGTCGTTAGAGAGGTTCCTGAATTGTAAGGTCAGGGTATTGCCCACCACTGGCCACTACGCAGAGCTGCTGAGTTTAGCTTGCACTAAATTCGGCATCGAGCGTGAGGAAGCACGGAAGAGATATGGACTATATACGTATGCAGAATGGAAAGAGTTATTGGAGCTATGACAAAGTTAGAGTTAGCGAAAGCCCTCACGTGGGCTGACAGAAACATCAAGATCGTAGAGAAGATGGAGCAGTTTGAGACAAAGGCTGATTTTTGTCGGACTTGTATCAATGCTGGTGCCAGAGTGGTGAAAGGTCACCTGAAGCTGAAAGGTGCAGCGATGATTGTCTATGACAACCGTCTGCACACCGACGAGAAGCCGAATACGATTATCGAGTATGGCAGTGCCGTCCAGTATGGCCACGCCAAGTATTGTTACATCTATAGACTGTGAGTTATGACGAAAGTGGTGAACATCGAGGAGAACCAGCCGCACAAGGTGTCAGAGGTTATCTGCGTAAAGTGCCTGAAGCGGTGGATTTGTGTACGTCCGAAGGTATGCAAGCTGAAGGATTTGGAGTGCCCGAATTGTGGTCCTGGATATGTCATCGAGACTGGTGAAGAATTAGAGAACGAATAAAGATACAGATTATGACAGACAAAGAGATTAGAGAGCTGCTGCAGGACATCCACGAGGACCTGGAGAAGCTGAAAGGCGAGGACGTCAGTGTCATGTTCTTCGCAGACAAGAATGATCGTGGTATAATGAGTGGCGACCTTCATACGCTGATGGCCTTGGTCATCATGAACATGAGCCGATATCCGCAGATGAAGTTCATCTTTGAGAAGGCTGTAGAGTTGTTCCCAGTGTATGGCGCACAGATGCAGGAAAAGTTAAGAGGCGATAAGCCGGCACATGAGGTCATCGATACGTACAGCATGGATGTGGAGCGTATGGTGACGAGAGATCAGTACGCCAAGAATGCCAGGAACTGGTCGCTGTTCACGTTCAACTATCCGCCGAACTGGATAGAAGCCGTCTGGAAGGATAGCGATAAGATGTTCCATGAGCACCTGAAGCGGAACTTTGAGAAGTACGGACGTGACATGAACCGTTTCATGCTCGAGTTGGATAAGAATAACCGTGAAAAGCTGTTGTCATGGGTTTTTGAGAACTTCAAAGGGTGACGTAGTTGGCGTGTAGCTAATGAATCCTACCCCACTACACGCCAGTCGCCGCTATGCGAGTTAGGTGGAATAATAGTTAGTTTAGGAAATACCGCCGTGAGGCGTTTCATTGCTTTTTTACGAGCAAGTTTCTTAATGTTACTCCGAGGCTATTTTGACAAAGAATGTTAATTCTCTTTGTTTTTCAAATAGTTTCGGAGTTTTTTTGCTATATTTGCGCCGTTATAACAAAAATACATCGATGGACGAACTTTTGAAGATACTCGACTGGTCTCGTGGCAGTAATGCCATAGTTAATGACCTGATGAAGAAATCGACCAACCCGCCAGCGTGGGATAAGTTGAAGGAAGAGCTGTATGCAAGCAAGCATAAGATAGCAGGTGATGACTCTGGACGTGTTGACGTTGTTCATGACGACGGCACTGTTGACGAAGCCGCTCAGATAGCCATAGGACTTGAAGAGCTGCTGGTCAACCGTATCAATCAGTTCATGCACACCATACCCGTCAAGCGTGAGTACCAGGATATCGACGATAACGAGGTTCGTCAGAAGATCGCCACCGCCATAGAGCGTATCTATGAGGAGGCAGACATCGACACCGTGAACATGGAACGAGGACTGGCGTACTTTGCCGCTTGCGAAATGTTCACGTTGTGGTATGCAGTCAAGAAGGAGAATGACCTGTACGGCTTCCATTCGGACTACAAGCTGAAGTGCAAGGTGTATTCGCCGATGAATGACGATGTCGTCCTGTACCCGCTGATGGACGAAATGGATGATATGCTGGCCATGTCGTTCTACTACAAGAAGACCGTCGGTGACAAGGAACTGGAGTTCTTCGAGACCTATACGAAGGACAGGAAGTACAAGTGGTGCAAGGACGGTGGCGACTGGGAGCCTGTCATCCTGTATGAAGATGCAGAGGGAAATGTCACGTATGGCGACGAGGTTGTCATCCTGAAGATTCCTGGAGTGTATGCTTGGCGTAAGAAAAAGACGTGGAAGCAGGGTTCGAGCGACTTGCGCGAGGATGTGGAGTACACCCACTCGAGGGACAGCGACGTTATCGCCTGGAATGCTACGCCAATCCTGAAGATTGCCGGTCAGCTGCAGGGCGACGAGGATAAGGGTGAGAGCCGTCGTATTTTCCGTGTGGAGAACACAGGCGATGTATCGTATGTCTCGTGGGATCAGTCGAATGATGCTAACAAGAACCACATCGACAGAAGCCTGTCGTTCTTTTGGCAGATTAACCAGATGGCCGATATCAGCGTAGAGAAGATGATACAGCTCAACTCTATCGGCTACGATGCCCGTATGACGATATTCATTGACGTGTTCCTGAAGATTGGCCAGGAGTCCAAGCCGCTACTTCAGGCATACCGTCGTGAGGGTAATGTCATCAAGGCGTTCCTGAAGATTATGTCCGATGACCCTGAGTGGGAGAAGGAGGTCGATAACGTCCGTATCAAGCACGTCATTACGCCGTACATCCCGAAGGACGAAATGCAGGAGATCGAGAAGCGTCTGAAGGCCAACGGTGGCAAGGCCATCGAGAGCCATTTGGAGTCCATTATCCGCTATGGAAAGTCGAAAGACCCAGTTAAGACGCTGGAGCAGATTCAGCAGGAACAGACAGAAGAGAACAAGTCAACGTTAAGCTCGCTCTTACAGGAGGGAGCAGTATAAAGCACAAGTTATGAGAAAAAGATTAGCAAAGTTCATGGTGTGGCTGGCGTTTAAGATTAGTCCGTCGGCACGGGAGAAGGTCATCGAGGAGCTTGTAGGTTATGAGCCTATGGTTTTGGGTAGTGCCTACCAGTTGAAGAAGAGCGACCTGAAGAAGTACGTAAAGGAGCATCCAGAGGATGATTCGTATCGCAAGGGCATGAAGTCCCTGATAGAAGATACGAAGCGGTTGATTATCATGGATATCGCCAAGGGTGCTGAGCAGTACGGTCTTGTCAACTTCGAAGTGAAGAAGGGCCTGTTTGAAGCAAAGGTTTACGGTAAGCTGTACGTCTATGCCCCAAAGAAGGACAGTCCAAAGGCCGAAGACACCGCCGGAGCCTAAGATTTGGGAAGGCAAGAAGTGTGGAGAGTGTGGGAATGTGGTTGAAGTGACCCGTTTCCACACCCTGACCGTTAAGGACAGGAAGCCGACACTGGGCAAGTGTCCGCACTATATGGACGGAGAGTTTTGCGTCCTGTTGTCTTCGCCTGCTTGTAAGGAACATTTTACGCCTAAGACAGATGGGAACACCGAGGGGGATAAACCAGAAGGGTAAGTACACGTCGTTGAACGCCCGCCTGAACCGATACCTGTTATTGGTTCAGGGTGTCTTTGATGCGTGTAGTCTCGAGACGGCAAAGATAGCCGAGCGTACTGGATATGCCGCCAGTGATGTACCGTTCCGTTTCTCCGACTTCCCTGAGACGAAGGACGCGATGAGGAAGGTGCAGAGCCGCTTCGTCGAGGATATCGGCGCTATCATACATCGTGGTACAAGCGACGAGTGGAAGCAGAGTAACATCGTTCAGGACTTGTTGGCTGACAAGGTGCTGAAATACTACGGTTCCAAGGCCGGAGGTGAGAAGCACAAGGTGTACTATCAGACGAACAGCGACGTGTTGAAGGCTTTCCAGCAGCGCAAGATCAGTGGGGAGTTCCACCTGTCGGAAGCAATCTGGGACCAGTCGGAGAACATGAAGCAGGAAATGGAGTACGCCATTTCGTCGGCACTGGAGAAGGGTATCGATGCCGTTACCCTCAGCAAGCGTCTCAGTAAGTACCTGAAGGACTTCGACAGGCTGAAGGATGACTACAAGGAGAGGTACGGAAAGGCCGTCGAGTGCGAGGACTGTGAGTACCGTTCCCTCCGTCTCGCCCGTTCAGAGATAAACATGGCCTACCGTACAGCCGAGTGGACCCGCTGGCAGCAGATGGACTTCGTCATCGGCTTCGAGATAAAACTGAGCAAGAGCCATCATGACCGTATGCCGAACGGCGATATCTGCGATATGCTTGCAGGAAAGTACCCGAAAACGATTAAGTGGACGGGCTGGCATCCTAACGATATGTGCTACGTCGTTCCTATCCTGAAAGACGAGGATGATTTCTGGGCTGATGATGACGATCCGAGCAAGAACGAGGTGACGGATGTTCCTGATAACATGAAGAACTGGCTGGCAGACCACGCCGCCGAGATCGTCAAGGCCAGTAAGAAGGGCACGCTCCCCTACTGGCTGCGTGATAACAGGTCGTTGGTGAATGAGGCAAGCAAGGCCCTGCAGCCGTTTGAAATGACTGAGGAGATACGCAGTGAGCTGATTACCCGAGGATTCTCTAAGAGGGCTGTGGCTGTTGAGGCCTTCAATAAGAGTGCGATGGCCGGCTTCAACGTCAGCAGGTTCGACAGGAAGTTTGAGGGGATATGTGATGAATACGAGTGCAGGATTGGCTATAAGCACCTGATTGACTGCGGTGATGGAGAGGTTCGTTTGAAATACAGCGCACGTGATAAGGATGATGCCAAGCTGACCCTTACCCGTCTGTTCAGGTTTGAGCAGTCCGGTGGTTCTAAGATTCCTGTGGTCGACCATGAGGAATTTGTTCTGCCTGAGCCTATGCAGGGTATCGGAATCGGAAAGCGTGTGTTCCGTGATCTGTTCGAGCAGTATGAGTTGTGCGGTATTCAGAAGGTGTATATCAAGGCCAATATGGAAAGAGGCGGTTTGTGCTGGGCCAAGTATGGCGCCATGGCCAGGAAGAAGGATATCACGTGGATGGTCGAGGAAGCCGCTGCAAGAGGAAAGATTACACAGCAGGAGCTTGATGAAGCAATGAGTTTCATCAGTCAGTGCGGTGATTACGTTCCTATGCAGAAACTGGCCTACTCAGGATTCGGAAACAGGCTGCTGCTTAACTCGTCGTGGGAAGGCCTTATCGACCTGAAGAACGGCACGCAGATGAAATATTTGCATGATTATATCGGAATGTGAATTTTTATTCGTAAATTTGCGGCATGAAAGAGGAACTGACAGAAAAGATGCACTCAGAGTTCGTGATCTCGAAAGAGACGGAGATACGGCACCGTGCGGGATGTGTGTGGCTGGTTCTTGACAGGTCGGCCACCAAGGAGCAGGTGACTGAGGAAGCAAAGAAGCATGGCATCACGTATGAGGCTGCGATGAAGTACCGTGATTACTGGCTGGAGGAGTAGTGACGCTGCAAAAGTTAGGTAAGGTTAAATAATCGGTCGCTGAACACTTTTTAAGTATTTTTTCGCCGAAAACCTTGCATATATCGCGCTTTTTCACTACCTTTACATCATAAAAATAAAACATTAAGAAACAACTAAAAGAAGTAAGAGCAATGGTCAGAATCATCATTTTAAACGAGAAGTCACTGAGGAGAGAGACCAAGAGGTTCAAGACTCAGGAAGAAGCAGATCAGTGGTTTGAGGACAAGAAGAAGAAAGTCAACCTGGTCTGTGAGCCCCGTGAGAAGTATTTCACGTATGTCAATGACTGGAATACAAAGCTGTTCGTCCAGAAAATGTATTAAGCCATGACAGTCGTTAGCCTCCATAAGAAGATAGAGATAGGCAAAGAGACCTATTTCGTAGAGCGATACTGGGAGAAAGGTTTCCTCGTTGAGCTGTGGAGATATGGATACTACTTCCAGGGCAAGGCAATCCTGCTGAAAGACCACCTGCTGTCAAGGCCGAACGTAAAGCGTATGTTCGCCAACTAAGGGTCAAAAGTTAGGAAAGGTTAAACTCTTCGCCAGTTAAGTCCGGTTAACAAAATAAAGAGCGTAACCCTTGCACAATTCGAGAAAATTCACTACCTTTACAAGTGTAAACAATAAACATATTAAGAAACGTTTTTAAAAAATTAAGAGCAATGAAAGAAAAAGAGATTAAGGCTCAGATTAAGAGCATTTTCGAGAGTGAGAACTTCGAGTCAGCAACCATCAAGTCCGAGGAGCTTTTCAAGCAGCTGGAGGAGTTGAAAGGTAAGCGCAGTGTATCAGCATTGAAGGCTTCCCTGAAGAAGCAGTATCAGGGTAATGTCCGAGTGGAGAAAGAGGAAGACCTGGAGCCTGTAGAGCCCGAGCAGCCGGCAGAGGCTAAGGAGGAGAAACAGGAGCCTTACAAGTTCGACGTGGCTACCACTGGAACGTTCTCGCCTTACTGGATCGACGAGCTTCTTCGCAGTAACGACCCACTGCTGAACCAGTTCTGTATCGTTCAGGAGTACTTCAAGCAGTCAAGCGACACCGATACCGTCCGCTTCACTCGAATGTTCGTCAAGTCTGACGGTACTGGCTTTGACAAGTACGACGAAGGAAGCGCAGCTGCCAAGTCTGTAGGCCTGAAGTCGTTCCGTACCCTCGGTTACTTCGACAACTCGGAAGATGGTTTCCCTGTCGGCATGGAATACTGCCAGATTCAGGTCATCCGCATCAAGAGAACGCTGGAGAAGTATTTCGTTAACCGTCGCGGTGCCACTCAGATCAGCTGCGCGGAGAATGTTTCGGACTACAAAGACAACCTGTAATATGGAAACGCCTGAGAACGTGCGGAAGATAATCGACTCCGCACGTGCTCAGAAAGAGTCGTTTCTGGGCACACTGGAGAAGATAGTCACAGAGACAGGAGCAAGCCAGCAGACAGCGGCAACCTGGTTGATGAACTATTCAGCATTGAACAAGTAAGAGAGCGGCCGGTTGGCCAGCATTAAGAAACAAGTTTTTAACGTAAGTGATATGGAATTTTTCAAGGAAATTGCAGCAGTGCTGCAGGATGGTCAGCAGATAACGTTGACAATCCGCAAGAACGGCGAGAACCTCGCCATGAGTCTCTTGTCTGACACGAAAGGAGTGAAAGACAAGGCAGTTGATAACATCGTCCCGATCGTGGCCAACGGTACGCCGGAGGAGTTCGAGGAAGGCTTCATCAAAGCCCTCCAGTCCGTCGGAAAGGCTCAGGGCCTCGTGACTAACATCAAGGAGTTCGAGGAGTCCGTAGAGACCGCCCGTAAGGCTTCTGAAATGGCGAAGAAAGAGAAGGACATCAAGGCAAAGAACAAGAAGACGTTCGACGACCTGATTGCCCTCGCCCGTAAGAACAAGGACGAACACAAGTTCAAGGACGCAAAGGCTATCCTGAAGAAAGCCGAGGCCGTACCCGATGCAGACAAGAAGCTGATCGCCACCGTAGAGAAGGAGATTCTTCAGGTCAGCGGTGAGGGCCTGATGTTCGGAGCCGAGGAGGATAAGTCTGACGGCAAGGATGTAAAGACGTCTGAAGACGATGCTACTGCAGCAGCGTTTCAGGATGCTATGGAGCTGAACGATGATGACAATGACACTGATAATGAACCAATAGAAGAGGAGGAGTAAGTTATGGCACTACAGATTCAAGGAGTAAAGAGACAGTTCAAGTACGGCAACCGTCAGTTGGATGACCCAGACCCTGAAATGACGCCCGAAGAGGTGATGCAGTTCTACGCTGGCACATATCCAGAGCTGACGACGAGTAACGTCCACGGCCCGAAGATGGAGGGCGAGGTAGCCGTCTATGAGTTCAAGACTACGGTAGGAACTAAAGGATGAAGAAGCGATGTGTATGTACGGAAGAGCAGAGAGGTCAGTTTCACAGAGACCTGTATCAAATCGTAGAGCAAGACCTGCACGGATCGTTCAGGAACGCCCGAGGCGAGAGGTCAGAGAGTCAAATGCTGTTGCCCCCTGTTGGAATGACCCCTTTGCTTTTCTGAATGTCAAGCTGAAGGATAAGCCGGTCAAGGAAGAGCAGCTGAGCAGTTGTTATAATCTGAACATTGCCAGCAGCTACGACCGGCTTTGTCGTACGGTCGAGCGCTTCATGAGATTCTTCGGTAAGCCGTTCGACTTCGCACCGAAGAAGCGTTCCAGTATCGTGGAAAAGCTCGATGGGCTTATTTCCTGGTTTGAGCCGAAGGTGGAGGAACTTGGATTCCAGTTGGCGACGTTGAAGCATGATCCGTATGACGAAGACTGTGCAGATATCGACTTTGTGGTCTACAGTCCGTGCGCCGAGTTGGAAATGAAGGTTATCGTCTTTATCGCCTCGCCAGCGGAAACGCTACCGCCTAAAGCTGCTGAGCTATACAAGGAGTTCATCAGTTTCGTGTCGGATTCGATGTGTATCTATATCGGTGCCAACAGCGATAACTACTACCTCGATATGATTATGAATTACCACGATGACCCAGACCAGGACATCGAGGAACTTGAAGGAGAGGACAGGGAGCATCTTCAGAAGCGTCGTGATACGGTCGCTGCCTATCGAGAGGGCGGTAAGTATGAAAAGCTGTTCGAGGAGATACGACGGCTGCATCCTGAGAACCTGAAGGAGAGGATGGAGCAGTACATCGAGGAGTGTGATGATTTCGATGTGTGTCATCTTTTCAAGGTTATCGTTGACGGGTTGCCGGTAGTCAAGCAGATGAATATCCACTGGTTTGATTTCAATCCTGATGTCGACGGTTTCACCGAAGAGGGTGACGGATATATCGAGGTGTTTTCACAGCAGGCGATTCTCTATAGCGACAATGACGGTATCGAGGATGCGCTTATCCAAGCGCTGGAGAACGATTATAACTGCGGTGTCAATCCTGTGGACTACAACCTGCATCTTTGGCTCAGTGAGGAATTGAAAGACGATGATATCAGGGAGTTCGCAGAAGCGATAGACCTTGGTTCCAGATTTTCGAAGTGGATAGTCGACTTCTATCACGCAGTAAAGAAATTCGATAAGATTCAAGAAGAAGAGGATGAGTACATTTAGTGATTTGTTAAAGAGCAAGCTGCAGCCGACGGATGCTATCATTTTCTATAAGCCGACGCAGAAGATAGGCAGTAAGGAAGGAACGTTCGTCGAGCATCGTCCTATCGACAACGGCCAGTTTGGTGCTGGCAGTCCGTTAGAGATTAACACGCTTGCAAAGATAATGAAGACGGTCAGCAAGTACGTCGGCAAGAACACGTCTCTTGTTACGATGCACGGCAGAGTACCGTCAAACCTCCTATACACGAATAGCAGTATGGAGCACCACAAGATGATTTGGTGGCGTGGCCCTGAGAAAAGGATGATGTATTTCGCAAAGGGTCTGGGAATAGAGAACGGCATGATGTGGGTGCCTGGGCTGATATACGTAGCCGATGGCCGAAGGCTAAGTGTCTTTGCTTTCAAGGGCAAGAAGCCGAAGAACATCCTGTATGCCGCCCCGTTCTTCAACGTATATAGCGACGGTGGTATCTGCCTTGGTTCGGCAAAGGTACAGAAGCCGAAAGATAACACGTTCGAGAACTGGATAGCCTACTGGGAGGATATGTTTTGGAAGTCTGAGTTTGCATCCCTTATCGGTAACAATCCTGTCAGGAGTAACCTCGCAGTGATCACGAAGGAGTGTATTGCTACAGGCAAGCAGTTCCCGACGGAACAAATGGTCAAGATTAGTAAAACGTTTAATTCGCTGTTCGTATGAAGCAAGTGCATTATGTAAATGAGTATCTGCTGAATCCGTACCACCCTGTGACGGTCTCGTTGATAGGCTGTGGCGGTACAGGTTCGCAAGTCCTGACATCACTCGGCCGTATCAGTTATGCTTTGCAGCAGCTGGGACATCCTGGTCTGCAGGTGACGGTCTATGACGGTGATATCGTCACTGAGGCTAATTGTGGCCGACAGTTGTTCTCCATGCAGGAGATAGGCCATAACAAGGCTGAGGTGCTGACCACGAAGGTCAATATGTTTTTCGGTACCAGATGGTCTTGTGTTCCGAAGATGTACGGGAGCAAGTCGAAGCGTGCCAATATAACGATATCCTGTGTTGATACCGTCAAGGCCCGTATGGTCATAGCAAGCCGTCTGAGGTCAAAGGATAGGAATTACGACTACGATAAGCCGATGTACTGGTTGGACTTCGGCAATATGACTGACCGTGGCCAGGTTATTCTCGGTACGGTCGGCAAGGAGTACAAGCAGCCGAAGGAGAATGGTATTGCCAGTCTTCGCACGGTGGCAGAGTATTACGACCTGAAAGCCGTCAAGGATGATGACAGCGGACCGAGCTGTTCACTGGCTGCAGCGTTACGCAAGCAGGATTTGTTCATCAACTCGACGCTGGCACAGGTCGGATGTGCCCTGTTATGGAAGATGTTCAAGGGAGTGATCGACACGCAGGGAGCGTTCGTCAATCTCGAGACGATGAAAGTAAACCCGATAAAGATAGAGAACTATGAACAGAGTGTATCAGAAAAGAAAGGAAAGACGTCTTGAGCGTCAGAACCAGGGCTGGCATGGCCTTGGAGCGTTTCCCAACAAAGCGTATTACGAGCAGTTGAGTAGAGTAAAACAACCCAATGAGTATGAAAGATAGAGAGTTTGCAAGAGTACAGCCGGTGAAGCCAGAGGCTCAGGAGGCTGAGAGTGGTGAGGTAGTGGCTGTCATCGAGTCCGAGAACATCGAGGAGCAGTTTATGTTGAACGATATTTGGTTTACGTGATATGGACGATGAACTGAAAGAGCAAGAGGATTTCGACTATGGTCATGATCCGAGGGTCGAGGAGTTGAATAATAAGCTGGAGAGGTATGAGTACTGATGTAAAGAGGAAGCCGTTCGAGTTCAGAGGTCGGAACTTCGTGGGCAAGTGGTGTACTGGCTACTACCTGTACGACGGTCAGAGAGGCCGGCACGTAATCACTGACGGGCTGCTGGATATCAATGGTGTCGTACCTGAGACGATAGGCCAGTTCACGGGCTTGTATGACAAGAAGGGCAAGCCGATATACGAGGGCGATATCTTCGACCTCAGAGAGTTCCGTATCAAGGTTGTCTATGAGGTTGACATGGGTCGTTTCGTTCTCAGGACAGACGTGGAAAAGAGCTGGATGCTGCCATTGGATAAGGCGTTCTGTTCGCACTACGCCATTGTCGGGAATATACATGACAACCCCGAAATGATGAAAGGAGGCAGGTTATGAGTTACAAACGCGCTACGCTTATCAGTGATGACAACCCTAACGTCAAATTACGGATTGCAATCGGTGACGATGGTGACGTTTATATGAAGGTCATGCTGGGTGAGGCCAGCTCAGAGGTCGTACACCTGGGTAAGAAAGGCTCGACGAACGAGGAGATCAGGAACCTGCTTTCCGATATCGTCGATAGTAAGAACTGTGATATCCCGATAGGCACGGTGATTGTCCTGAACGGTCAGAAGTACGTCTGCACCAAGGCAGAGGAAGGATGTACTGGCTGTGTCTTCGAGCCGAGTGGTATCAAATGCCCTGACTGCTATTGTATGGGTGAAGACAGGGCTGACGGATTCGATGTTAAGTTCAAACGTAAGAAATGATATGGGAACACCTGCAGGAAACGGACTGGTTGAGATATTCGGCGAGAAGACTCAGGAACGTGGGTTCTTCTGCATGAAGCTGGTCGGATATCTGAACGAGGAGGCTAAGATGGGAACGCCTGAATACGCAGAGCTGTGGGATATCCGTTTCGCTGATGCAAAAGCAGGACGGTGCGCCTACAGAGACAAGTGTCCCATATATGCGAGAACGAAGGAAAAGCACGGCAATAAGCCTGTGCAGTTATGTATAAATTTCGAATGATATGAAGATACCTAATTTTCTGTTGATAGACGTGATGATTGGAGAGCGTTTCGTATGCCAGTTGAAGTATCTGGGTCGTCCGTTCCCGTCTGTAGTGGGTGGGGTAATTCTACCTACATACGACGGTGATGATATCAAGCGGTTTGTTGAAGAAAAACGCCCGTCGCTGATAGGCAAGGGCTATAGAATAGAGTTTAGTAATCAAAGTGTTTAAGTTATGTTTAAGAAGAAGAACATTAAGACTGGAGAGATCGTTCTTGTCACGCAATGGCAAGGCGAGGGTGACAAGAGAAGAAAGACGGACTGGGTAAGCTACATCGACAGCAAGCTCGAGGAGCATCCCATGACGAAGGGTTTGAATTTCTACTGGGACTTCGACGATTTGGACTGGGACGAGAAGTATGGTAAGAGTGAGCATCAGAAAGCTGCTGAGACGCATTTCTGTATGTTCGCAGGTATGGCCATGCAGGGTCAGTTGAGTAACGGTGGTAATTGGCGGGACGAGAGTCTCGTTGACCGTTCCATAAGGATTGCAAAGATGCTCACTGACGAACTTGCAAAGTGGAAGTTCGACACTAAGAAGGAAATTGTATTCCGTGAAGACAATGAGCAGGAAGAACAGGAGGAAACCACAAAGGACTGCTAAGAATGTCAGTCTTGCGAAATGGAGGCGTATAAGGGCTTTCGTTAAGAGGTCTATCGCTAACACACCTGTTTTCTTAGGTATCGAAGGTGACAGTTTGGTTGTCCGGATGGGAAAAGACATCCAGACTGTCCCTATCAGTAATTTAGTAGATTATAAATTTGTTGATTATGGATATTAAGAATCTGAAAAGAGCAAATGAGTTGGGAAAAGAACTCGAGGAGTTGAAATTATGCCGTGATCTGTTGTCAGGTGGCGGTTATGTAAAAGTCGTAGGTAATTCTGAGGACACTTTCGGAGTTATTCGTGACCGAGACACAAAGGAGGCAATTCTATGTAGTGTTAAGGAAAGAATCAAAGCTGTCGAGGAAGAGGTAAAGACATTGTGATATGGAGAAGGTGGACTCGAGAGTTAAGTGTTGTGCGAAGATTACGATATCGATGCTACAATATCCTGGAATCACCGAGGAGGTTGTCTATTACCGTGGCAACCTTCCTTTGGAATTGTCTGTCAGGTGGAAGTGGTACTTTGAGTATCTTGCGGCACTGGTGAAGGTCGCCAATCCGAAACGGAGGGTTGAGTTCTATTGTGGCCGTCAGGATTTGCCGCTCGGTCAGGACTATATCGAGGTGAAGACGAAGACGCTGCTGAAAGGCAAGCGCAGTCAGTTGTCGAAGTTAGACAAGCAGGTCGATGATGACCTGTTCGGATTCACGTCGGAAGCCCGTGAGAAGAAGCGCCGGCGCATCCTGAAGGAGATCGAGGAACTTGAAAGCGGAGTGTTCAGGTATTACGTCCCTCCAGTCTACATCAACAAGCTGAGGAAGTGGCTGCACTACCGATCCGCTGACGAGGCCATCGGCGACTACTTGCACGGTGGAGGTGACGGATGTAGGTTAAGAGTTGTGCGTCAATCAGTTAAATAATCATAAAGATAAGCATTTTAAGAGTTAATTCTATTTGTATTTCAAATAAATTTACTACCTTTACACAATAATACAAACAATATGAAAGTATATACGTCATATTTCGGCAACAGCGCGAAGCTCTCGAAGGCGGGAGTGATGGTTATCGGTATCACGCTGTACCCTCCCAAGTGGTTCTACGGTCCCAATCTGAGGGAGGTCGCTCCGACTCCTCAGATTTTCGCTATGAGCAATGCGCCGGACGAGGTCTACAATCCCCGTTTCCGTCGTGAGGTTCTGGGCAAGGTCAATCCGCAGGAGTTCTACGAGAAACTGAAGCAGTTAGGGCACGGCAAGGATGTGGCCCTCTGTTGTTATGAGAAGCCTGATGACAAATGTCACCGTTTCCTGGTTGCGGAGTGGCTGGAGCAGAATCTGGGAATCGAGGTTCCTGAGTTCGGTGTCAGCAAGAATCCGAAGTACACGCAGGCTGATTTATTCGGTTAGTTGTTGTAATTCATAGTAAGTAATAGGTTTTTAGTTATTGGTAATGAGTCCAGTTGTCTGGGAAGACGGCTGGAGAGCGGGATGGAGCAGTTGGTAGCTCGTGAGCGTCATACACTCAAGGTCAGCGGTTCGAGTCCGTTTCCCGCCACGACACAGCAGGAAGTCATTGTGATTGGGGATGATATCGGTTGATCGCCGGCCTGCTGTTTTTTCACGAGTAAGTTTCAGTACTGAGTTATGAAGAAGATAGGTATTATTACGTCGTTGAGCAGTCTGCAAGGCAGGATTTCCGATATCCTGTTCGATGGTACTGCGCCCGTCCGTTCCAACGGCGGGCTGCTTGGTTTTTGGGGAAACAGTCAGGTACTCGTCTGCCTGTCTGCTGTGGGGAAGGTGAACCTCGCCGTTACTGCAGGTTCGCTTATCAGTGAGGTGAAGCCCGATGCTGTCATCACGATAGGAATGGCGAAGTCGCTCGTCAGTGCCCTGCTGCCGGGCAGTATCGTCGTAGGCTCGCACTTCTGCTACTATGATGTCTGCTATGGTATAAACAACGAGTTCGGACGATATCCTGGTGAACCGTCGTTCTACCGTTCCGATGACAGGATCGTAAGCCGTATGGTCGATGTGGGCCTGTCGTTCCATCAGGGTCTCGTGGTCAGCGGTGACAGCATCATCGGCAACAGGAAGACGGCCAACGGCATACGCAACCACTTCAGTAAGGCCAAGGCCTGTGATATGGAAAGCGCCGCTATCGCTCAGGTCTGCCATAAGAACGCCGTGCCGTTCGTCAGCATACGTGCCATCGACGATGTGGTCGTCATGGATGACAAGGCGAAGGCCATGTACCCGCAGTTCAAGAACGTCAGTCAGGACGATATGCTCGACCGTCTGGTATGTGTCCTGAATAAGACGATGGAATCGATATAGAAATGCTCTCAGTCGCTAAAATTCGTTAAAGTTTTAGTTAATTCTATTTGTTTTTCAAATAATGTTTGTATATTTGCATCGCTTTTAAGAAGAAATGCTGTAGTTTAATTTCCGCCGTTAGCTTAACTGAATAAAGCCCAGCACTCGTAGCTGGAGTTGGGGGTTTGAATCCTTCACGGCGGTCTTAAAATCCCGAGTTATGGCAGGTGGTTTTAATTCTCCGAACATCATGTTTCTGAACACCTACGACGCACTTGATCGTCGTTATATGGCAGAAATAGTTCCCAAGTTAAGAAAAGAAGGTTATAAAAAGTATGTCGAGCTGTACGCTGGCGGTTTCGCCATGCCTCTCGTTGTCGCTTCGCAGGGTATGAAGCCGGAGGATATGTACTGCTACGACATATCGCTGTATTCGAACATCCTCGGCTATACGTTCTCAGGGAAGGACGTGGCAGAGCTGGACGTGCGCCTCGACGGTGAGCCTATACCCCTTACGGGAAAGGACTACGTGGAGAACGCCGCCATCCTGCTTTATGAGCAGGCGCTGGCACGTCTTGACAAGGCCAAGGAGATATACTACTTCAAGCTGCTGCTGCAGGATATGAGGTCGAGGCGTGACCACCATATCGAGTATATCGCCTCGAGGGTCAGACGAATGGACGAACAGCTGCACGGACTCCATTTCGAGCACCTGTATATCTGGGATGCCTTCGAGAAGGAGAAGGACAGCGAGGACACGTTCATGATAAGCAACCCGCCGACGTACAAGGGAGCGTATGAGAAGTTCTTCGACACTGGAGGCCGTATCACCTGGTCGGGTGATGATTTCCAGTATGAGATATGGGACGGCTCCATCCATTGCAAGCAGCTGATGGAGAAGGCCGTCGATGCCAAGCCGCTGATATTCCTGCTGCAACAGGCCAACAAGGGCAAGGCGGCTACTGAGCACCCAGTGTTCTCCAGATACCTGTCGCTGACACAGAACGTCTATTATAACAGCAACCGCCCCGAGGAGGTGGAGCGTATCAACGGCCTGAAGGGTGCCACGCTGAACGAGGCCGTACGCCTGAAGTCGAAGTACCCTATCATGCCCACTGACTACCGTGTCACGAGGGATTCGAAGGTCTCTGTGTTCATAGAGAAGACACAGGTGGCCGAGTACTACCGCCGTATATGGCTGCACCGTATCAACGGAAAGGGCGTGTCGTTCAACCTCTGCGTGGTCGTGGACGGCTACCTGATGGGATTCATCGGCCTTGACTTCAATCCGCTGGTACGGTCGTATCAGGACACGAAGGATTTCTTTATCCTGTCGTATGCCGTACCCGCACCGAACACTCAGATGCGTATGGCCCGTCTGCTGGTGCATATCGCCAAGAGCAAGAAGATTATCAACAAGTGCCTGGTGAACTCGACGGCCAACCAGTACACGTTCTATCTCGTTCAGGCGAACAGAATCTGTACGGTGGAGTACTCACGATATCATGAGGTGAAAGGCCTACGTGGTCTGATGAAGATCGAGTCGAAGAAGAAGATGTCCGACGAGCTGAATGCCCTGTCGTACTATGGTGACCTGAATGAGAAGGATGAAAACGAGATATTGAATGATTTTCTAACGGTAGAAGAAAGGTACGCAGATGGAAAAAAACATTAAGATTGCGGAACTGGATGGCGGGCTTGAGATATGGAAGCTCGTCATCAGTAATTTGAAGGAGCAGGACATCAACGCCCAGGTGATGGATGACCGCCGTATGAAGATACTGACGGCAAACATCAAGAACCGTGGAGCGCTGGAGTCACTGCCCTACGTCCTGAAGCAAGGCGACACGTTCACGATTATCAGTGGCCACCACAGGGTAAGAGCAGCCAACGCAGCAGGACTGAAGTATATCTACGCCCTTGTAGAGACTACTGAACTCACGAAGTCCCAGGTAGTGTCAAAGCAGATTGCCCACAACGAGCTCGTCGGTACTGCCGACTCTGAAATCCTTGGCCAGTTGGTCAAGCAGATGAAGGAGATCGACGATATCATCGCGTCGGGTCTGCCCGAGAAGTACCTGAACTCCATAGAGGCCGCAAGCCCCGTCATGGACTTGCCGCAGCTGGACTTCGACTGGAGGACGATTCAGCTTACGTTCCTGCCGGAGCAGCTGAAGGACTTCCAGACTCTCGTCAAGGCCATCGACAGCAAGGCGGAAATGGTTGGGGTCGCACCCCTCGCCCTCTTCGACGACTTTAGCAAGGCGATGGTCCAGTTCGGAAAGACGAAGAACATCAAGTCAATCGGTGCGACGATTCAGTTCCTCACGGAGCTGGCACTAAAGGAAGTTGAAGAATGGCAAGACCGTCAAAGTACAACCCAAAGTACCACGACCCGTGGATAAAGGGGCTGGCACAGAAAGGCTACACCATCGAGGAGATTGCTAACGATTTGGAGGTAGCACCCTCCACACTCAGCAAGTGGGTGGCGGAGAACGAAGAGTTATCGGAGGCCATAAAAAAGGGGCGCGGATTCGCTGACAGCCAGGTAGAGATGTCGCTGTATCAGCGTGCCATGGGCTACAAGATAACGAAGAAGCGCACGGTCATTCAGGCAGGAGGCGATGACGGCAGTCAGAAGCCCGCCCGCATCGAGATATACGAGGAGGACGTACCGCCCGATGTGACGGCTTGTATATTCTGGTTGAAGAACCGTGACCCAGAGCACTGGAAGGATAAGCATGACGTTGATCTGAACAATGACGACTGGGCAAAGGCATTGAAGTCACTTACCGATTCCTATAAGCAGGAAGATAAGAAGAAGGGTAAATGAATCTCACCGAGAGACAGAGGCTGATAAATGAAGCGATTAAGTATTGGGCAGAGGATTGGAACAGGTTTGTACGCGACGTGTTGGGCGCAAGGCTTGACAGAGAGCAGCAGGCTATCATTGAGTCCGTGCAGGTCAATCCACTGACCGCAGTAGCAAGCGGCACAGCGCGAGGTAAGGACTTCGTGGCCGCTTGCGCTTCATTATGCTTCATGTATCTCACGCCGAGGTTCGACCCTACGGGAAAGATACTGTCGGAAAACACGAAGGTCGCCATGACCGCACCTACAGGCCGTCAGGTGGAGAACATCATGAAGCCTGAAATCCACAGACTTGTTAAGGCCGCAAGGGCCAAGTTCCCGTTTGCCTGTCCTGGCAGACTGGTGGCGAACGATATCCGTACGGACTATGCCGAGTGGTTCTTGACGGGATTCAAGGCCGACAACAACGCTACGGAGGCGTGGTCAGGATTCCATGCCGCTAACGTGATGTTCGTCGTGACCGAGGCCACTGGTATCTCAGAGACGATTTTCAACGCCATCGAGGGTAACCTGCAAGGTAACTCTCGTCTGCTGCTGGTGTTCAACCCTAACATCCCTACGGGCTATGCCGCCAAGGCGATGACTCAGGACCGCTTTCAGAAGTTCCGTCTGAACTCGCTCAATGCTGAGAATGTCGTGACGAAGCAGAACCTGATTCCTGGTCAGGTGGACTATAGGTGGGTGGCCGAGAAGGTCAAGACGTGGTGCACGAAGATCAGTAAGGACGACTTCATCGTAGGCGACGGCGATTTCGAGTGGGAGGGTAACTACTACCGTCCTAACGACCTGTTCCGTGTCAAGGTGCTGGGTCTGTTCCCGAAGGTGTCTACCGATACCCTCATACCGTACGAGTGGATCGAGCTGGCCGTCAACAGGTGGAAGGAGCTGCAGGAAGAGAAGTTCAAGCCCAAGAAGTCATGCCTGCTGGGTGTCGACGTGGCCGGTATGGGTCGAGACGCTTCTATCCTGTGTCCCCGATACGGCAACTACGTGCCGCAGTTCATTGCCCACCAGTCGGCAGGTCAGGCCGACCATATGCACGTTGTCGGCATGGTTGTCAATGCCCTGACGGACAGGAAGCGTGACAAGGCCTTCATCGATACCATCGGTGAGGGTGCCGGTGTCTACTCGAGGCTGAAGGAGCTGAACGAGCAGTCGAGGGCTACGTATAAGATGAACGTCTATTCCTGCAAGTTCTCGGAGGGTGTCAAGGGGTTCAAGGACAGCACTGGGCAGATAGAGTTCGCCAACATGAGGGCGTACCTGTATTGGAAGGTCAGGGAATGGCTCGACCCGAAGAACGGCTACTACCCAGCACTGCCGCCGTGTGAGCAACTGATGGAGGAGGCTATCAATACGCACTGGAAGTTCCAGAGCGACGGCCGTATCATCATAGAGCCGAAGGACGATATCAAGGAACGCCTCGGACGGTCGCCCGACTGGATGGATGCACTGGCCAACACGTTCTATCCGAAGATCGATACGATGTCAGACGCCGAGATTATGAGAAAGATTAGGCCGAGAAGATGAAATATCGTAGAAAATTTGGTAGGACAGAAAAAATGTTCTATCTTTGCAGCGTTTCTTAATGAGAGAAGGCAGTCGTTTGGATTGCTCTTAGCGACTGACCAAGCTCTCTTGCGCGTCCGGACCGTGAGGTTAGGGCGCGTTTTTCGTTGCAAAAGTTAGGTAAAGTTAAACTTTCCGCTGGTTAAGTCTGGTTAACAAAATAATGGGTGTTTTGCTTGCATAATTGGAAAAAAATCACTACCTTTACACCATAATAAAGGAACATTAAGAAACATCGTTTTAAACAAGTAAGAGCAATGAAAGTAACACAGAAGAAAGTAGTAGAATACTACAAGCAGACAGACGGAAAGTTCAACGTCTATTCGTTTGATCCGAAGTCAATGAGGCGCAGCAGTGCTTATCTCTGCCTCGATTGCATCAACGCCTTGCAGGAAATGGTCAACCGCTCAGCTGAGGGCAAGATAGTCCTCTGCATATCCCAGGAGGGTGAGCAGTTCTGTCAGAAGTGGGAAATGGACCATCACTGTGAGCGTGTCCCCTATGAGATAGCAGCCAAGTTCGCTGTTAAGACGTACATCGTTTCAGGTTCAGTAACAAAGTGTTAAGCCATGGATAAGAAGAGATTGCACGAGGTCGTCTGCATGATGAAGGCTGCAGCCCTCGAACTGAGAAAGGAGTACAATGAGGCCAGTTGTAAGAAGTCTGACTGGTATGACCACTGGCTTGAGGAGCTGAAGAAAGGCAACGTCACCGACGAGTGGTTCAACAAGAACGTCTGGGAGCCTTATCAGTCGTTCGAGTTACACCTGATGGCCGGAGAGGATATCACACGGCTTGAGAGCATCGCAGACCAGTTGGAGTTCGTCAACAGGAAGCTGATGGGCCAGATGGAGAAGATAGATGAATTGTTAAACGCAACGAAAGGAGAGTAATATGGTAGAGAAGATATTTGAGGAACTGGGTTTCTTCACGGAGCAGACCTGCAAGACGATGCAGAAGGTCATGGACGGCAAGTCGTATCTGGGACTGCAGGTCAAGTATTCGAACTATGCCGGCAACTGCACGCTGATAGTTCGCAGTGACAATGACGAGGCAACGCCCGATGATATCGGTACGATGTTCCTGCACGTAGCCCTTGGTGAACTTGGGAGCATGGCACTGAAGAAGTTCATGCTCGAGACGTATATCACGAAGTCCGTCGGTTACGAACGCAAGCTGCTGTTCTTCAAGGAGCAGCACCAGTACACGGCTTGGTTCACTGATGCACGATTGGTTTCAGGGATGCTTGGTCTGAGGCTCTGCTGTTCGGAGCCTGACAATTACGATTTCGTCTACATCGATAGTGAGCGTTTCCAGAAGTACGCCGACTATCTGAGGGAAAGAGGCTTTGGTGTGGAGGTTGTAGATATCACTGATTTCGGTAGGTAGTATGGAAAGGCAGTACATCGTCAGGGAACTGGAGAACGTGGCAGGGCGTCTGAGGAAGGAGGCAGACGCTATCAGCCGTATCAGTCAGAACTTCTTCAATGAGTACGGCCGTAAGTCGAAGGATGATCAGAGGCTTGCAGGTCTTGTCAGTTCAAAGGCTGATGCGATTCTCGGTGTAAGTGTTCAGATAGAGACGTTGAACAAGTTGATAGAAAAGAAAGATGATTAGGATAGAAGAGACGGCAGCACTGGGTGACCTGAGCCATAACGACAACGCTATAGCTTGGCACCTCAGCAACGGAAAGGATGTCATCTATACGTTCGATGACCCGCCGAAGGGCAAGCGCCAGTGGAACAAGGCCATGGCGGATTTCGTGACGGCCACGCTGTTCTTTAACAGACTGGTGAAGATAGGCAGGGCTATGGAGAAGAGTGGATATAACGGTTATATTTGTTTGATATGAAAAGAGAAGAATGGATTTCCTACGCAATGGAGCTGAACCAGCTCATTGCAGACAACGAGTTGAAACTGAATGAGGTCAATATGGAGCGTGTGTCACATATTGTAGCCAGTGGCGGTACTGAGGAGGCAAGGCATACTGCATGGGAAGCCTACTGGCCGAAGATGAAGCCGTACCAGGAGAAGATAAAGTCGCTGAAGGAGGAGCTGCAGCACGCCACCTTCATGTCACTGGAGAAGAAGTACATGGCCCAGTGCCTGCACTCCGACGCCAATCCCTATGAGGTCATCGAGGAGCGCACGGAGAAGCTGTGGATGGTAAGACGTATGAAGGCAGAGGAAACGGAGGAGAGCAAGCAGAGACGGTCTACTTCGTTCGTCATGGGCGGTTTCCTCGGCCATTTCGATAACTCGGTTCAGGACTGGAAGATAGAACCCGATCCAGAGGGCGAGGTGGTGGCCATCCGCTTGCACGCCGACGGTCGTTGGTATGATGCCTATGGTCTGAGGTATGTCCCCCAGATGAAACCGTATAAGTTCTACGACTTCAATTTCTGAGGCCGTTTCATTGCTAACACTTGTTTCAAGGGAGTAGGTGGGATTTCTCGCCTACTCCTATTGTTATATAATAAAGATTGTTAAAAATGCGTAGTTTATTTGTTTTTCAAATAGATTTAACTATTTTTGCGGTCAGAAAGCGTATGAAGCTGTACGCCACCCAGTAAGGACGAAAAGACTCTCATTGCTCTTATAGAGTGTCCGGTCTGCGCAGCGTTTCGGCTCTGCGTGGACCTTTTTTAGTAATAATCATTAAACTAAAGCAAAGAGTAATGAAGTATTTACAGCAAGTAATCAAAGCGCTGAAACCGAAGGTGAAGAGGTACGGATTCGAGCGCAAGGATGTTGAGAGTTTTGCCGCTACCATTGCCAAAAAACTCGACATCGAGGAAGACGCCTCTGACGAGGATGTAGCGAATGCCATCGAAAATGCTATCGATGACGCAATCCCTTACATCGAAGCCGCTCAGAAACATTCGAGCCGCATTGTCCGTCGCAAGTTGGAAGCAGCCCGTGGGGATGACGATGATGATGACGAGGACGATGATGACGAGGATGATGACGACGACGATGACGATGATGACGAGCCGAAAGGCAAGAAACCAAAGAAGTCGAAGAAGTCCAAGAAGGGCGGTAAGTCCAAGAAGTCTAAGGACGATGACGAAGATGACGACGAGGATGACGATGACGACGGTCACAACGACTATCTCTCCAGACAGATCAAGAATCTGACAAAGCTGGTGAAGAGTCAGAACGACGAAATCGCCAAGCTCAAGGGTGACAAGACCGTTGACCGCCGCCGCAAGCGTCTTGAGAAGGTCCTGGAAAACACGGGAACGTTCGGCAAGTCGGTACTCCGCCGCTTCGAAAAGCAGGAGTTCGATGACGAGGACGATTTCGAGGAGTTCCTGGACGAAGTTCGTGACGACCTCGAGGAAATGAATAAGGAACGCAAGAAGAGTGGTCTGGGTAAGTTAGGTGCTCCCCCCAGCACTAAGGGTTCCAAGTCGGAAGACGACGACAGTCAGGAAGAGGAGCCGTACACCGACGATGAGATCGACGAGCTCGTAGATATGTAGTCCGCTGGTTTCGGAGTCACAAAAAAGATTAAGTAAAATGGGTAAAATTGACATTGGTTCTATGGAGTCCTTCAGCTTCGAGAATGACCCTATCGTCATCCGAGCTGACTTCAAGGGTATCGAGGGTGGCAAGGTGCTCAACGTTGACGGTTACAACGAGGATTACATCCGTGCCGGCCAGCTGATTATCCGTGAATCGGACAAGGAAGACCCTGAGTACAAGCCTCTGGGTGTTTCGAATGGCAGCTACGTTAGCCTTCCAAATGGCTACGAGTATGCTGGTGTATGCCGTGCGACGAAGTCCGTCAAGGAGCCGTTCGTAGGTATTATGACTTGGGGTGAGGTGAACGACCTCGCAAGCCCTTATCCTATCACTGCCGCTCTCAAGGCTACGTTGAAGACAGCATTGCCTCACATTGATTTTCAACACGATTAAAAATTTGTAAGCCATGCAGAAAAGTTTGTTCTACAAGTACGTTGCGAAGTTTTTCCCGAAACTCCAGCGCTACATCGAGAAGGTCAACGAGAAGCGCACTCGCCCTCTGACCTATCTCCATAAGGAAATGCTGGGCACTGAGTTTGCCCCCGATAACAAGTGGGAAAGCACGTCCGTAAACACTACGTTCGTTGCTGCCGACTATGTGGCTGTTGACTCTGAGCTCCCCTTGAAGAGCCGTGACACCATTGCTTCGGCAAATGGTAAGCTCCCGAAGGTTGGTATGAAGAAGTACCTCAAGGAGTCCGACATCAACAACCTGAACGTGATGATTGCCCAGGGCGGTAACGCTCAGAAGATCGCCAAGCGTCTTGCTGACGATGCTGTCGCCTGTGCAGTCGGTATCGACGAGCAGAATGAGTATGCGTTCCTGTTCGCCCTCTCTCACGGCTATGTGGCCATTAAGGATGAAGACCCCGATGCACCTGAGAAGTCTCTGATGCGTCTGAACTTCAACTATCTGAAGAAGAATAAGTTTGGTGTCACCACCAAGGGTGAGCTGACCATCGAGGACATCAAGCGTGTACTCGACACCGCACGTGACCGTGACCAGAACAGCATCATTCAGATTTGTATCGCCAAGACCGCATACGACCGTCTGCGTCAGACCCGTGGAGCACGTGAGCTGGTTGCCTCTTTCGAGGGCCGTTCGTTCACTGACGACACCAGTCTGGGTGTGCCTAACAGCAAGAACTTCAACGCTGCCTTCGAGGACGAGTATGGCGTGACCTTCCGTGTCATCGACCGTACCATCATCCGTGAGAAGAACGGCAAGAAGAAGTCTGTTAAGCCATGGGCAAGCAACGTCCTCGTATTCATCTGTAACGAGGTTGTCGGTACGCTGGTTTACGGCCGTCTGGCTGAGCAGTCTAACCCTGTCAAGTGGGTTAACTACAAGCTCGTCGACGTCTTCAAGCTGATCTCGAACTACTCTAAGGTTGACCCGCTGCGCGAGGTTACAAGTGGTCAGGCCTTCGTTGCTCCTATCCTGGAGGACGTTGACCAGATTTACACCCTCGACATCGACGAGGCCGCTGAGGTTGACGAGGTCAAGGAGGCTGCAGACGTTGAGGACGTTCAGATTACCTACAAGGAGGTCACCTACACCAAGGAGGGCTTCGTACGTGCTCTGAATAAGATTGCTGGCAGCAAGTATAACGCTAAGACGAAGGACGATACCGTCATCAAGAAGGCCAACGAACTCTCTGACGAGGACGAGGAGGCACTGATTGAGGCTGTAGCCGAATACGTCGTAAACGGTGATTAGTCATGGAAAGGACAGTCCGCGAAGCACTGAGGGACGAAGTGTTCTACCCAGTCCCAGAAGGTTACGTCGAGAACGTGATCACGAGGCGTAGGCTCAACGGCGACGACACGTATGATATCGAGGTCGAGACCAGCGAGGGCTTCAAGGGTGCCGTCGCGGACTGCCTTGCTTCTCTGATTCAGGCTATCGGCTTCTCGGAGGCAGACAAGACTATCCAGCCACTGACCGACGAGCAGCGGAAGCTCATATTGAAGAAGGCGAATGCCCTGTATGGTGAAATCGGTGAACCGCTCTTAGAGACTGGGGAGCCGAAGGTCACTATGGGCTATGGTAAGAGACGTAGGAAAAGGAGATACTGCTGATGCCTGTACTGGATATGCACCCTCATTGGCTGATGACTCTCGAGGAAAGCGAGGGTTACGACGATGAAAAGGGCCGTTATCATGAGGGTAGTTCCGAGTGGAAACGGTACGTCAAGTGCGACGTGGTGCCTGCAGGAAAGGCCGCAGAGATTCCCCTGCCTGACGGAAGCACAAAGCCCTATTCCTATACCATACACGTGTACGACCGCAAATGTCGTGACTTCAGACTTGGCGAGATCGTCAGGATTTCGCTTTTCGGAAAGGACGATGAAACGGACTATGAGGTCGTAGGGTTCCACCGCTACCAGCACCAGTGTAAGATTTGGGTCTGATGGGAGTAAAGTGTACCAACTCGAAGCAGGACTTGGATAAGATGTTTCTCGGCATCGCCCGTATCATTCGGGAGGAGGTTCTGAGAACGCTCAAGTACCTCGGAGAGCAGTGTAACAGACGCATCAGGGACCGTTCCGCAGAGGAGAGCTGGATCGACCGGACGGGTAACCTCCGCAGTTCAATCGGCTATGCCGTCTTCGAGTACGGCAAGAAGCAGATGGAAAGCGCCTTTGAGGTTGTCATGGACGGTAGCGAGGGTGAAGCAGCCAGTAAGAAGTACATTTCCGAACTGGCTTCTGAGTTCGCCAAGGCGTACGCCCTCGTGGTCGTTGCAGGTATGAGCTACGCTGAATATGTCGAGGCCATCGAGTCTAAGGACGTGCTCGCATCTACTGAGCTGTGGGCAAGGGCTAAGATAGAAGACTACATGAAACGTACGCAGGAGCGTGCGGAAAAGCGGATAAACAAGTTTCTCGCAGCAGCATGAAGACAGACCAGGAGATAAAGGAAGAGATATTCGAGTTCATCAAAGGCACGGAACTGGCCAACGAGGTCAGTGGTGTCGTAACAACCCGTAAGCGCCCGCTAAACTCGAAGAACGAGGATATCGTTATCTCCGTGCTTGCTAACGTCAACGAACAGCGTCAGCAGGCTGTGGTCAATGTCAACATCTACGTACAGGACCAGAACGTCAAGAAGAACGGTCAGTACGAGGAACACGGCGAACGGCTCGGTGAGCTGAGCAAGCTGGCCGCTGAGATAATGGATGTCTTTTGGATTGGCACCGCCAGAATACACCTCGAGACCCAGCACACCATTGATGCAGGGAACGAGAGGGAGCACGTGATAAATAACAGATTGTTGTACGAAATAGTTAACGAGTAAGAATTATGGCAGAACAGAAAATTATCGGTTGGGGTAAGTGCGCTGTCAAGAACGGCAATACTACCCACAACGACATCGTGCAGGGTTCTACCGCCCTTTCCGTCGAGGAAGGCCAGGAGACTGAGGCCCTGATCGAAGGTGGTGAGGCTGAAGCTCGTAAGAGAGAGCCTGACAAGTATACGCTGACCTACAACCGTCGTATCGGTTCCGAGAATGAGGTTGAGGTAGGATTTGTCGAGAACGCTGGCGACGCAGAGGTTATCCCTGAGAATGCCGGTGCTATCGGCGTCAAGCTGAGCAGCTGTTCACGCAGCATCAGTGTGAAGTTCGATTCTACCGATGGTCTGGTAGCCGTCTACACCTACAAGACGAAGGGTGCCCACGACGACAACGGTAAGTTGACCGACGTGACCTTCCACAAGAAGGGTGCCACTCCTGCAGTAGACCCTGAAGACGGTGATTAACCACAATAGCCGCCTCGATTCGTTGGGGCGGCATTTTTTAGTCCGTGTAGTTCAGCGGTAGAACACCTCCTTTATCCTCCTTTCAGGGGTACGCGCTGGTTCGATTCCAGTCACGGGCACTATGGACGAGCATAAGAAGACAGATATTGAGTATGACCTTGCGGATGTTATCATCGGTGCGCCGCATGATTTTTTCGTAGAGAAGGACAGGTTTCGCCTCTATCCTATGACGCTGGCGAAGATGTTCCTGCTCAAGCGGTATTTCGACGAGCTTGATTTCAGTGAGGAGAACGTAAGGCTGAACGCCTATATGGAGGCTGTCAGGCTTGCGGAGGAACATACTGAGGTCTGCTGCCGTATCATTGCCGTTTTCACAGCCCCTAACACCTATAAGGATTTGTACGACTACGATGCCATCGAGAAGCGCTTTGATCGCTTCAAGGAGAAACTGTCGTATGAGGATATCGCCACGATGATGGTCTATGTCCTGACGTGGGATAAGACCGACGCCCTCTACAGGCATATCGGACTGGATAAGGAGGCGGTGAGACGTGCGAAGATAATGAAGGTCAAGAAGGACGATAAGAACAATATATCGTTCGGTGGCCTCAGTCTGTTCGGTACGTTCATCGGACAGCTCAAGGAAATGGGCTACTCCGATGACGAGATTCTGTACGAGAAGGGCTACTGCTATCTGAGGATGATGATTGCCGATAAGATGACATCCGTCTACCTGTCGGACGATGAACTGAAGAGCCTGCCCGACGAGGTAGGCGGCACTATGATAGACGCTAACGACCCGCAGGCCATGGATAAGCTGAAGGGTAAGCTGAAAAATGTTGATTTCGAGTAACTAATTGTTTTGAGATATGCCTATAAAGTTCGCTATAACTGGAGATAACAAGGGATTCCTCACGTCGATGGAGGGTGTACGTAACAGTGTCCGCTCTACCATGCAGGACGTGGAGAAGTCCGGTATGGGTGTCGAGCAGATGTTTGACCGTCTGAAGAAGGCGGCTGCTTTGTCGTTCGCAGGATTCTCCGCAAAGGAACTGATAAGCGATATCATGGATGTGCGTGGTCAGTTCCAGCAGCTGGAGGTGGCCTTCAAGACGATGCTCGGAAGCGAACAGGCCGCACAGAAGCTGATGGATCAGCTGGTCAAGACTGCAGCCACCACCCCGTTCGACCTGAAAGGCGTGGCCGACGGTGCCAAGCAGTTGCTTGCCTACGGCACTGCCGTCGATGACGTTAACGAAATGATTGTCCGTCTGGGTGATGTCGCTGCAGGTATGTCTATCCAGTTGAGCGATTTGGTGTACCTCTACGGTACTACTATGGTTCAGGGTAGGATGTTCACGCAGGACTTGAGGCAGTTCCAGGGCCGAGGTATTCCTATCGCCGAGGAGATTGCAAAGGTGCTGAACGTCACGAAGAACCAGATACCCGATTTGGTAACAGCAGGTAAGGTGACGGCCGATGTGTTCCATCAGGCGTTTATCAATATGACGAACGAGGGCAGCAAGTTCGGCGGTCTCATGAAGGAGCAGTCGAAGACCATCGTAGGACAGATATCGAACATCGAGGATGCCGTCGATATGATGTTCAACGATATGGGTAAGCAGTCTGAGGGTGTCATCAACGCCGGACTGGGTGCCGTCTCGTACCTCGTCGAGAACTGGAGAGGTGTCGGTGAGGCTATCGGCACGGCTGCAGTTGCCATCGGATCGTACAAGGCTGTCATGATTGCCGTCAATGCCATTCAGAAGGCCAACAATGCCCTGATGGCAGAGGCAGCGGTACAGCAGGCTCTCGCAACGGCCGCTGGCCATGCACTGACGGCAGGACAGGCACGTCAGGCAGCTATGGAGGTCATGCTTACAAACGTTCGCCGTTCACTGATAGTCGCCACGAAGGAACTCGCAGCGGCTACCCTGATGAACCCCTACGTGTGGGCTGCAGCAGCCATCACTACGCTGGTGGTGCTGACATACAAGCTCGCTACCGCCGAGGATGCAGAGACTATCGCCCGTCGTAAGGCCAACGAGGAAATGCAGAAGTTCGCCGACGGTCTCGACGAGCAGAAGAATAAGATTCAGGGCTATATCAACACCCTGCAGGATGCAAGCGCGACGGAATACGATAAGGCCGTAGCGTGGGAAATGCTGTCGAAGGCCGCTCCTACCCTTACGGAGAAGTATTCGAAGGCAGAGGTGGCCACTATGGACTTGGCTCAGGCCAACCGTGAGCTGAACCAGCAGATGAACGAAGCCAACTTCGAGCATATCCAGCAGAAGGTTGACGAACTGAGGGAAAAGCTTGAGGTGACTAAGGCCGCTTATGAGGAAACGGTGAACGCTGCGACGTATGGATATACGACTACCAATAACACATCGAAGAAAGATGTGGAGGAGGCCGAGGCCGAACTGGATATCTATATCTCTAAGCTCGTTGAAATGAATCGCATCAGACAGGAGATAGCTGAGAACAGCAAGCCTCTCGAGATAAAGATTCAGGAAGCCAACGAGAACGTCCAGGCGAAGGAGGAGATATACAAGTTCTACAAGAAGGCCGCTGATCTCGCCGGTATGCTCAAGGAGGCTCATGATATCGCCGAGGGTACGATATCGAACACGAACATACCCACAGACTACGAGAAGGTCGCCGAGGATGTCCGCAAGAAATACGATGACCTTATCAGTGACCTGCAGGAAGAGGTTGAAGACCTCAGAAAGAAGGTCGCCGAGAGTCCTGCCGATATCAAGCTGAGACTCGCGCTGGAGGAGAAGCAGAAGGCCCTCGACGATATCCTGAACATGAAGGCCGGCTGGGTGGCCACTGGCGCCACGACCATTCCGCTGTATTTCCAGATTCACTACAAGGAGGCCGAGGAGGGTCTTGAGAATGCGAGGAACAACGGCAAGGAGGGTATGTACTTCAACTATGTCACTGGCAAGTACGAGAGAAGCGCAAGCGCCGCTCCTACCAAGACCGCAGCCCAGTGGAAGGCCGATGCCTACTCGAAGTGGAAGGCCGCTGAGAAAGCCCTTGATGACTACTACAAGCAGAAGGACGAGGTCGATAAGGAAACGTTTGATAAGAAGGTCGAGCAGCTTCAGGCCGATGTCGATGACGCTAAGAAGCAGTATCAGAAGTATGGCGGTTCCACCTCTGGCAAGAAGGGCGGTACGAACGATGTCGCAAAGAGACGTGCCGCTGCACTCCAGGAGGAGAGACGCTGGCAGGAGGAGCTTGATGACCTCCGCAAGAGACTTGACGATGCACGCAGTGACGTGCGTATATCATATATAAGGAACGAGGGCGAGCGTGAACGTGCCGAGCAGGACGAACAGCACCGCCGTAACATCCGTCAGATCGAGGAGCAGGCCGAGGAAATGAAGAAGGCCGTCTATGAGCATAACAAGCGCGTCTGGGAGAATGCCCACAAGGATGGTGTCTATGAGGACACAGCCGAGGGTAAGGCGGGCTGGCAGGGTGTCACGCTGTCCGAGGACCAGAACAATCTCATAAAGGCTCAGCTGGAGAAGGAGCAGAACGACTATTCACGTATCATACAGCAGAGGTACGTCGACGAGCTGACTGGCATGTACGACTACCTGAAGCAGTACGGTACGCTCGAACAGCAGCGCTATGCCATATCCAAGGAGTATGACCGCCGTATCGCCGAGGAACACAGCAAGAGCCGTAAAATGATGCTCGAGGCTGACAAGAAGAGCGCACTGTCTAAGGTGAACGCTCAGGCTATGGCTATGAGCATCGACTGGAATCAGGTGTTTGGTGGTATCGGTAACGTCCTCGAGGGTATCGCAAGAGAGACGCTTCAGAAGGTCGATGAATACATGAACACGAAGGAGTTCAAGGAACTCGACGCTGCTGACAAGAAAGCCTACTATGACCTCAGAAGCCAGTTGGTGGATGCAGGTGGTGTTCAGAGTGCCAGCCCGTTCAAGGCATCGACGTGGGATGATATCGCCAAGTATGCCGACGAGTACAAGCAGAGGGTTAGGGATTTCCTGAACGCACAAGAGACACATAAGAACGCTGTCGATAAGCTGATTGCAGCCGAGAAGGAGCTGCAGGAGGCCACAACGCCTACCGCTAAGATGATGGCTCAGATGAAGGTCGACATGGCCAACCAGGCCGTCGCAGAGTCCTCAGAGGCCGTCAAGAAGACCGAGGAGGAGAAGAACAAGGCCAACCAGAACCTGAAAGGCGCTACTGATTCCGCTACTCAGGGACTGAGGAAGTTCGACACCATACTGGGACAGCTGACGTCGGGATCGCTGGGAGGCTTCGCAACTGGTATTTATAACCTTATCAATCAGATATCTGGAAGCGGCAAGAAGGTGGCCGCTACGTTCAGCGAGATAGGCGGAAAGGTCGGTGGTATCATCGGTGCCATCCTGCAGATTATCGACGCGCTGGGTGAAGACCCTGCACAGTTCATCGAGGATATCCTGAATAAGATTGCAAAGGTCATTGAGGCCATCCTTAAAGACCTGCCGCAGATTATCGCCAACGTCGTACAGGGCGTGGGTAATATCATCGGCGGTGTGGTATCGGGTATAGGTGGCCTGTTCGGCTTCGACATGAGTGGTGTCTTCGGAGGTGGTACTAAGAACTTCGAGGCTGCTACGAAGAAGTGGGGCTGGCTGCTCGACACGTGGAAGGATAACCTTGAGTACGAGAAGAAGCTGATGGAGGAAGCCTACGGTGAGGGTGTTTCCGCTATTATGACGAAGACCGAGCGAGACCTTGAACTGACGCAGAAGGCCGCAGCGGAAATGTACCGTGCCTGGGCCTCTGACGGTGCCGGCTGGTTCTCACACTCGAACGGCTATGAGGCTAACAGAGACGCGAACTGGGGATATCTGTGGGAGAGTGATCCCGAACTGGCGAAGCGTATGGGTGCCGAGCTGAGGAACTTTATGGGTACTCAGTTCCAATATGTAGCCAACGGTGATATATCAAGGCTGTTTGACCTGTCTGCCGACGAACTGCGTGACCTGAAGTACAGCAACCGTCAGTTCTGGCAGTCGCTGTCTGAGGAAGCCCGTAAGTACCTTGACATGATTATCGAGGCAGACGATGAAATGAAGAAGGCTGTCGAGGAGGCACGTGAGCAGCTGACTGGAATGTCGTTCGACTCTCTCACGTCGGACTTCAAGAGCCAGTTGATGGATATGGACTCTGATGCCAAGACGTTCACGGAGAAGTTCGAGAAGTATATGCAGAACGCCATTATCTCGAGCCTGATGCTGTCGAAGTACAAGGCACGTCTGGAGCAGTGGTACAAGAGTTTCGCCGAAGCCTCTGAGTCGGGAAGCGAACTGACGAAGCAGGAGCAGGACGCCTTGAAGAAGGAGTACCAGGATATCGTCAACGATGCCTTGAAGGAGCGTGACGAACTGCGTAAGTCTATGGGATGGTCGGGCGGTGCCTACACTCAGGAAGCCAGTTCCAAGGGCTTCGAGGCCATGAGTCAGGACACTGGCGAGGAGCTGAACGGCCGATTTACCGCCCTGCAGATATCGAACGACGCGATCAGCAGTCAGATGATTCTCGCTGTGGAGCACCTGACAAGCATCGTGACGTTCAGTTCGTCCATGGCCAGTGACGTCTCTGAGATTCGTGCCCTCGTGTTCACATCGACGGGCTATTTGGAGGATATGGTGCGATATGCCAAGCTGATGTATGTGAAGCTGGGCGGTTCGCTCGAGGATATTGCTAACAACACTAAGAATTTATAGCCATGCCAAAGGGAGAGTTGTTCATAAACAGTAAGGACGCATACGACGAGTACGGTCTGTCGCTGTCCGACGGTGCGCTGTCGGCACTGATGACCCCTGCGCCCAACAAGTCACTGATAGAGAGTGCATACAGGAAGCTGCCAGGCAAGAAGGTAATACCGAAGGATGTCGTGCAGGATTCGAGGGAAATGAACCTTGAGGTGCATATCACTGCACCCGACAGGAGCACGTTCTACCAGCGGTACGGTGATTTCTGCAATGAGCTGAAGAAGGGAGTGTTGGAGATTCGTACGAGTTTCCAGCCAACCGTCTATTACCGCTGCATCTATCTGTCATGCACTCAGTTCAGTCAGTTCGTCCAGCAGATGGCGAAGTTCTCGCTGAAGCTGTCGGAACCAGACCCGACGAACAGGGACGAAACTGATAAAAACTCTTAAATTTGACGTTTTTATTTGTTTTTCAAATAGAATTAACTATTTTTGTGCCGTTATGTTAGAGATTAAGAGAATAAGCGGAGAGACTGTCATATCCTTTGAGGAGGTGCCGACGGGTTCATTGGTTCACAGGGAGCTGATGGCCGACCACTTCGTCAAGGTTCCGTTTACTCTCGTCGCCCCTGTCTATTTCAGGGTTGGCGACTATCTCGAGAACGATTTCGGAAGGTTCGAGCTGACGAAGCCCTACCGTCCGAAGTACAACCCAGAGACAAGCGGATTCGACTACACGCTGGAGCTGGAGGCTTACTACCTGAAGTGGGAGAACAAGAAGTGCAAGTACCTGCCTGAGTCTACTTCGAACGAGGTAAGTTTCCACCTGACGGCGACTGCCGACGTTCACATGAGCCTTATCATAAGGAATGTCAACGCACTGGGAGAGAAGGATCGTTCGTATCTCTACAACGGCCAGCAGTTCCGCTTCGAGCTGAGGAACTTCCCAACGTCGAAGGACGGAGTGGCCAAGTACGTCCAGTATTCCGAAATGGGTATCATATCGGCCCTGAACGCCATCGCTACGGCTTTTGAGTGTGAGTGGTGGGTAGAGGGTAACGTGATATACCTTGGCAAGTGTCTGCTGACGGGTCAGGACGTACAGTTCTCGATAGATATCAACGTCGAGAAGATGCAGAGCTCGGAGTCAAGTAATGAGTACGCCACTCGTATCATCGCTTTCGGCTCGACGAGGAATTTGCCGAAGGACTACCGCAAGAACGACTCGGCGGATATCACACGTGACGGCATAGTCCAGAAGAGGCTCATGCTGCCCGTTACGACCTGTCCGCTGGGATATATCCAGGACAGCGACGTACAGAACGAGACGGAGGCCATCGAGGGCGTGTATGTCGATGACCAGATATACCCGAAGACTGCCTGCGTGGTGTCCGAGGTGATTGAATATGAGGCAACGGTGGAGAATGAGGACGGTACGACCACCACGAAGACGTTCTACCGCCTGAAGGACTCGTCGGGTCTGAATTTCTCCAGCGACTACATACTGGAAGGTGAGACGCTGCACATCCTGTTCCAGTCGGGAGTGATGAACGGCATGGACTTCGAGTGTCACTACGATGATGCGGAGAAGTACTATGAGGTGGTGGTGAACGAGGACTATGGACGGGAACTGCCGGACGAGGCACTGCATCCGTCGGTGGGCGACTCGTTCGTACTCTACGGCTGGGACTCCACGAAGATAGGCGGTACTGGCCTTATCGACGATGCGGAGGCAGAGCTGGAGATTGCCGCAAGGGCGAAGCTCGAGGAAATGAAGGTTGATCCGAACACGTACACCTGCGATATGTATTCCGATTGGTACTACGATTGGATGAAGTCGAATAACAGCGTCGTATTCTCATTGGGTCAGCCTGTCTTCCTGAATAACATCGCCTACTTTTTGACGGGTCGTAGCTCACGGGTTATCGGCTATGAACTGAAATTGGATATCCCCTACGATTCCCCCCAGTACATCATCGGTGAAGCCCTCGCCTACTCCAGAACGAAGGCCATGGAGCAGAAGCTGGAGTCGATAACCGTCAACGGAGTGGCCTATGCCGGTTCCGTCGTGTACTATGGCGGCGGTGGCTCAGGCGGTGGAGGTGGCCAGGGTGGAGGCGGTTCTACCGTCTACCTGATAACGACCACGGACACCACGCCGTCGAGTGACTACAACGCCTATTCTGCAGCCCGTACTGATAAGGATTTCCTCAGACGCAACAAGGCCGACACAGCCGAGAAGCAGATAACGTTCAAGGAGAAGTCCATCGAGGAGAAGGGAGCGCAGTTCGGTGATACGTTCGTTCCTGGTCTTGTGGGAAAGGGCGGCAGCATCGACGGTCAGGGCCGTGCGGAACTGGAGTCGCTGTCTCTCAGGACGTGGCTCGAGGTTCCTGAACTGAGGTTCAACAGGGCAAACGTCGAGGTGGGTGTAAAGATGCAGTCCAAGGGTGGCGGTATCATCGAGGAGGTGCATCAGACATCAGAGACCGAGGGCTGGTGTAAACTGAAGCTCGAGGAAGGCGAGATAGGTGCCGTTGCAGAATTTGATTTCTGCATGGGTATATGGCACGACCATAACGGCGGTAACTCCGAAGAGGACACGGATGACCGAAAGGGTAAGTTCACGTTCGCAGGATTCAAGACCGTCTATTTCCAGATCGTCGACGTAACTGAGGCCGATAACTCGATATTCACGTACAGGCTGAGGACCGACGAAGAGGGTGGCAACGGCATACATCCGTTTGCAGGGATGCACTTCGTACAGCGAGGCAACCCGAACGACGCCACACGTCAGGCCTTCAAGTACTCGACTACCGACTATACCGTATGGCTTGCTGACGTCAACACGTGGGAGTTCCAGCCGAGCAACTACATAGAGGTGCGTGGTAACCTCGAGGGGTTCGCCCTGCCTGCCATTGACCAGAGCGGCAACCAGTATACGAAGGTGTTCCACGGCGTGGGACAGATTTTCGGAAATGCCTACATATTCGGCACCATCGACGTGTTCGAACGCCTGATGACGAAGCTCGAGATAGAGTCGTCGATGGGCTTCGTGATTGCGTGGGGAGAGTCCACCGTCCTGACGTGTAAGGTCATAAAGGGCGGTATGGAGGATATCACGAACACCGTGACGTCGTGGGAGATAAGGCGTGACTCAGGTGACGCGGCCAACGATGCGGCATGGGCGCTGAAGACGAAGGCGAAGAACTTCGACGGACAGATTATCATATCGTTCAACTCGGAGGAGAATGACTTGGGCGACGGCCTTTCGACCACGTTCACGATTCTTGCGAAGGGTGACGCGGACATCATAGCAGCAGCTGAAGTTTCATTTTAAAGTGATAAGATTATGAGTACAAACAACAAGAACGGCAACATGGATTCCCTGAAGCGGAAGTACGACTCGCTGAAAGGCTGGGTCGGCAAGAATCCTGTAGAGAAGATGGGAACGGTGATTTGCGTTTCCACGAACAATGACGGAGAGTACGACGTCCAGTTCCAGGCAGACGGAAAGAGTACGTTCCTCCAGTTGTATGAGAAGTATAAGAACGGTGGCGGCGGCAGTGGTTCTGAGTCGTCCGTAGACGAGGAGGAGGTCAAGAAGATTCTCGACGAGGAGGTTCCTGATATCATCGACGACTACTGTCAGGAGGTGATGGACGAGATCGAGGAGGATATCGAGGGTATTTTCTTCCCGAAGAGAGTCGATTCGGTGGCTGCATCGTTCAGCGTGGACGGCATCATCCTGAATGCAGTCGGTGAGAACATCGAGCAGGATGACCGCATGAACTGGCAGATTCTCTTCGACGGCGGCAACAAGGTCGAGAAGTCAAGCGTAGGCCCGTCCGTCATCCTCGCAGGAGAGGATAACGACAGATACGTAGGTGCCAGCCACGTGACGGCGGTGATATCCATCGGCTCGTATGTCAGCGGGACAATCAACGTGAAATAGATACGTCGGAAGACGCAGTTTTAATAACTAAAATTTACAAAGATGAAGAAATTGATTTTTTGCCTGATGCTGGCGGTTGTCGGACTGATGGCGACGGGCTGTAGTTCCTGCCAGTCCGAGAACAGCAAGCAGGGCACGGAGAAAGCGCTGGTACAGGCCGACTATGACGGCGTGGCCATGGACTTCAACGACGGTGTCGACCACATCGTCGCACTGCATCGCCAGTCGATGTTCAACCTGATTGGCGGTAAGAGCTATGAGTGGCGTAACCTGCAGGTGTTGTTCAACGACACCATCACGGCAGAGACGATCGACGACCTGCACATCACTGACATTACCGATGTGTTCTTCTACTGGAACGACGAGGGTCCTCACGTCCAGTATATCAGTTCCAACGTGGCGAAAGGTACTATTATTCCGCATCCTATCATTGACGTGTGGATTGAGGATGACGAACTGGATAACTGCGAAATCAAGCTGTGGCCTATGGACGTGCTGAAACGTTTGAAGGAGTGGAACGGCGTGATACCCAAGTCTACGGGAATGGTTCTGAGAATGCCTGTCGGTCCCAGGAACTGCAACGCCCAGTGGGTAATCGGAGGAATCGGCGACCCAGTGTTCATCGATGCGGTGACAGGCGATATCACGGAATGGTGCCCTGCGTTCCCTATCCCCAATGTTAACGGCCCGCTCGGTGAGTGGCCTTGAAAAGACTGAATCTGCAGAAATGCAGCCAGTATAATTCACTTTATTTATTAACAATTTAACATTTTAATTTTATGGCTAAATTAAGTCTGAAAGCTTTGGGTATCATCCTGAAGAAGATTGCGAACGTCGCAAAAACTTACACTGACATCAAGATCAGTGAGAACAGTGTTCATCTGTTTGAGAAGGCAACCGCTAACACTGGTTACCTGAAGACCTACATCCTGTCTACTGCAGCTACTCTCGCTTCCGTAGCTGCCGGTAACACCATCGGTGAGATCGACATCCCGAAGGACTACCTCGTGAAGAAGGCCGCTCTGGTGGTCGTTGTCGAGGGTGAGGCCGGCGGTGCTTTCGAGAACAAGCTGGTCGTTGTGGCCAAGGACGGTGTGGAACTTGCTTCTCAGGACCAGTATGAGGCTCCCAGCACCATCACTGCCGCTGGTACCTGGATCGACCTGATTATCAACACGAAGGACACTGAGAACGGCTCAGGTACTGACAGCCACATCAGCTTCGACGTGACCAAGCTGGTTGATGTCTACACCAACGGCAACGGCCTGAACCTGTCTAACGGTGCGTTCAGCATCAAGCTCAACGCCACTGCCAGCGGTCTCGTGGTTGACGCCAACGGCCTTGCTATCAACATCAACAGCAGCAACGCCCACGGTCTGTCAATCACCGCCAACGGTCTCGAGATGGCTCTTGCAACCGCTCCTGACGTGGCCAACGAGATTGCAGGTAACGACGGTGCCATCAGCGCAGCCTTCAAGGGCCAGCTGGACGAGAACCTCGAGGACTGTGACCTTGACCTGCTCAGCAACGCCGAGATCGCTTCTTGGTTCGGCTATGACATCACTGGTACACCTACTGGTGACGCCGCTACCGTCAAGACTGCCATCGAGGCTGTCAGCAGCGACTCTATCACTGACGAGGTCTAAACCTCTGATTTCCGAGGGCGGGAGGAAGCGCCCGTCCTCGCTTTTTTCAAACCTCTAAAGAGAAAGTTATGGCTAAGATAAAACTCAAGAAGCTGTCGCTGATACTGAAGAAGTTCGCGGCAGTCATCAACCACAAGTTCGCCACCAAGGGCGAGCTGTCGGCACTCGAGGACTCTCTGGGTAACAGCGTCATCGTTGACGTGCCTATCGAGATTGACGAGACAGACGATGAAATGCTTGTCATAGACGCTACGGCGGAGGCTTACATCGACGACGAGATACTTGTCTTTGGTGAAGAAGACGAAGAAACCACCTAAATGAAAGTATTATGGCATTCTTATCAAAGATAAAATTGAAGAAGACTGGTGAGGTACGGCAGTTGAAGGACGCCGGAGCACGCCAGCAACTCGCAACCCTGCAGACTACGGTCGACGGGATGCAGACAGTAACGGTTAACGGTACGACATACCAGACAAGCGACCTGCTGATCTACGTGGCTCAGATTTACGGCGCTGTGGTATATACCGAATGACCCTCTAAAGATAGCGAGAAATGGAGACAACGAGACTAAGAATCAAGAAGGAGTACGCACCGCTGACCGTCTATACGTCGCTCGTGGTGCCTACCAACGGCTTCAGCACGCTGCTGCAGACGTACAAGGCCAAGGATCAGGAGTACATCCCGAACCGACAGCTTACGCCTACGACGATTATGCCGAAGGTGCTGGCCTATGCCCCTGACGGCTCGCTGAAGACCCCCTACGCCAACTCTATGCTCGCTGACCTGACGTGGTACGTGGACGGAACGGAGATTTCCGAGGTGTGGACTGAGGGCACTGACTACGAGATACTTACCGTCGGCTCAGACAGGGGCGGTCTCGTCGTCTACCGCAATATACCGACCACGGAACAGCACAGGCTGCACTTCGAGGCTGTGCTGGCCGACAGCCGCCTGGGACAGAACATCGAGGTCAAGACGAACGACGTGATACTTCGTACGATTGACCTTGCCGAGTTCCAGTACAAGATTAGTGTCGGTTGCGACCCAGTGGTCCACTACAACCCCTTCACAGACCCGCTGCTGATTTACGAACACAAGCAGTCCCACGGGATAGCACAGAACGTAACGGAGCAACAGGCAGCTGCCAGCAAGCTGTCGTACCTTTGTAACATCCCTATCATGGTGTTCAAGGGCGACGCCCAGGCAACCGCCGAGGACGACTATACGGTCAAGCTGTTCCGCATCGGCGCGAACAACGCCCTGACGGAGATTGACGCATCGCCGGAACATGAGGTGCAGGAACTCGACAGGAACCACATCCTGATTGACCTGCGCCTCATTGACGACGACAACTACGCCGTCATAGTGTATGTGCGTGGCGAGGAGAAGGACAGGACGCAGTTCGGGTTGAAGAGGCTGAAGCCGAAGTACACGCAGATCACGCACGCCAATCAGACGGGAATAGTGCCGACGGCGAAAGCACGGTACGACTACCTGACGATGGAGCATAACGGGAAAATCCTCGACTGTCCTGGTCTGAGCCTTCAGATTGTATGGTACACAGACACAGAGTACAAGAAGGGGGTGATGCACAATGAGGGTGAGGACACCCTTTTCTCTCTCAGCAAGACGGGAATCGGAGCGAACTACGACGATGACTGGCTTGAAATCTACACGAACATTGAATACAAACCTGCCTACTCGGTGGCAACGGATGGCGAGTACATCCTGACCGACGAGACTGGCAAACCCTTTATCTTTAACTGATTATGGTATATATCGTAGCAAAGAAAGAGACGGCGGCGAAGTACGGGTTTATCCTGAAGTACCACCGCACGAACTCGTCACAGGTATTGCTTAACAGCAAGGAGATAGTCGTCAACCAGAAGCTGACGGGCACCTTCGAGGAGCGCGTCGAGCAGATAGGCGGCGAGGTATTCAGTGAGAAGGACATCTTACACCAACTTAACGAATGGCTTAGGAAATGAGCAAGAGTTATTCTACACAAGGTTCTATAACCATCAAGAGACTGCGCACGGGCGGTACGCTGTTCACGTCGTTCAGGAACCTCGGCGGTCCGCTCTATCAGGGCGTAGACCCTGACAAGACGCCCGCACTCGTCGTTCCTGACTGGGAAACAGATACCGAGTCGCGCCCGATTATACAGCCTGTCTGCCGTGCTTCCGACGGCCTGCCCGTTACGCTGATGAACCACAGGTGGCTGTATAACGACGTGTACCTGGAGTTCAACGGAAACGCTGACTCCGACGGTTACGTGCTGAACAGCAACGCCAACTACTACAAGGGCTATTTCGCCATGAAGTCGGACGGCACGCTGAAGATCGTCAAGAACCTCGCTTCGAAGGAGAACGACGCGGATGACGGACTCACCTATGAGGCCATCGCCTCGCATAACGGTGTGAACAATATCCACGTTACCAACTCGACGACGATCGATATCCAGCATATCGCAAGTAACTCGTTCACCTGTACCGTCTACACGCAGCAGGCCACGCTCGATAAGGAAACGACGTCGACGGTCGTGAAGACTGCGCTCTATCTGGGCGGCGTGAACTACACGGACAAGGCGTACACGGTCAAGTGGTATCGTGGAAGCATTGCTGCAGCCAATGAGCTGTCTACCACCAGCGGAAAGTACACCATTTCGGCCAACACGAAGCAGATTACCGTGCAGCGTGACGGCGTGGATGCAGTGCTGGAGCTTGTGGCAGCGTTCATCATCGACGGAGAGACGAAGGCAGTGGGTGGCATCACTATCAAGGATGTCGCCGACGAGTTCGTCATCAGGTTCAAGACAACAGGCGAGGGAGTGGATGAGTCGCATTCCGTGGCCGTCGAGGCTTACATCAGTAAGATAGACGGTGACGTCGACATCACAAGCCAGTGTTCTAACATCACGTGGGACCTGGATGTAGTCGACTATGAGACGAAGTCCACTATCCGACATATCACTGGTAAAACGACAACCATCACGAACGCAGACAGTACGGCCGGTGGAGGCCTGCATGATGTGACCGTGACGGGTGGCGTGGAGTTCACTTATTAATGTAAAATATTGAGTTATGTCTAATGATGTAAAAAAGAAGGGTCTGGCTACGGTTAGCACCGTCTCTTCGATGATGAAAAGCCAGTGTGTGCTTGTTGAGATTAACGGCGCAATCAAGCGTATCACTCTCGACAACCTGATTACGAGTATTAACGACGGTGACACTCAGATGCTCCGTTCCGTGGCTTGGGGTGTGCCCATCAAGCAGACGCAGTCAAGCCCTGACTGGGGACGTGTCGGCAATACCGATCTGTGGGAGGCTTACAAGTCGCAGTGCGGCTGTTACCTGCTGACCAACGACGGTAAGGCTGCGAAGCTGTCAGTGACAAACCGTGGTGTCTATGCAGACGGTACCACCCTCGACGAGTCGAAGGGTAACATCGTGTGGATCGGTCCTCGCCTGTACTACCGTGTGGAGGTGGACGCAGTGACGAACATCCCGTACCTGTGGATGTCGGAAATGCCTATATCGAATCACTACATCGGAGGCGCAGACCATGGCAACTACAACGTTATCGGCTGCTATATGGGCAGTTTCGACGCCAACAACAAGCTCCGTTCTGTATCGGGTGCGACTGTTAAGGCCTCTATCACTATCAGCGCGTTCTGGGCTGCAGCACAGCTGAACGGCCAGGACTTCGGTCTTGTGGACTATGACCTCCGCAAGCTGATGATTATGATGAACCTCGCAGAGTACGGCAATCCGAACGTTCAGGAGAACATCGGCTACGGTCCTACTGGCGACGGTAACACGTGGGATAACGTGAAGAATATGCTGACAGGTGCCACGAAGGGACTCGGTGACGAGTGCGGTGTAGTGGATATCTCGAGTGCTGCAGGTAACAACAAGGCCTGTCACGTTTCGTTCTTCGGTATCGAGAACCCCTACGGTTGGTACTGGGAAATGATGCAGGGTATCTACTTCGGCAACTCAGGCAACGCCGGACAGAATGGTACTGAGGTTTTCCTGTACAAAGGAAACCACCTGCCTTCTGCTGCTGAGCTGTCATCAGTGCCTAACGGTGACTTCCGTCAGCTGACACGTCCGACATCGTCCAACTGGCTTGCTGAGGTCGTACTTGGCGAGTACTTCGACTTTATCGCTAAGACCGTGTCATCTGCTGGTGGCTCTAACTCTCGTTGGTGCGATTACTCGTACAACAACGATACTGGCCAGTTGGGTCTCGTGGGCGCGGCTGCGTATGACGGCACGTATGCGGGTCTCGGGTACGTCCGCTCGAATCGCGCTTGGTCGGTTGCGGATGCGGCCTCCGGCTCCCGCCTTGCTTATTATGGCCCGTTGACGTTTGTCGATGGACGTGAAATCGCATAAAGGGTAGCGGTGGCGGGCGAAAGCCTGCCACACCCGTAAAACGTGTAACGAAAAATGATTGAGAAGATGAATACAACAGGAGAAATAAGGTCAAGGGCTTCACCTTGATTGTGTCAGGTGGATGGGGACACGTTGGGTCTCGTGGGCGCGAATGCGAATAACGGCACGAATGCGGGTCTCGGGTACGTCAACTCGAATAACGCTTGGTCGAATACGAATGCGAACTACGGCTCCCGCCTAACTTTAATCAATCCTTCCAGCATCGTCAGCTGGCGGAGTCCCTTGAGCCTTGCATCTTTGGGGTGCAGAAAATATATGCGGAAAGGCCGGAAGGCAAGCGCAGCAAGTAGGCGAAAGCCGAAAGAGGCGGGCAAGAGAGAATAAGCAACAAGAGTTAAAAAGCACTGGAAATGAAAAAGGCTACTCGGTTGGTCGAGAAAATCGCGGACTGGAACAATCTGCAGCAGGCGGCTAAGGACGCCATCAACGCCCTTGATGACAAGAACGTCTGGTATGCCAGGAAGTTCCTCGCACGGAAGGATGACTACCTGCGTGCGATACAGCGGATGATGCTGACCGGTAACTATCCACATAAGGAGTACAAGCCCGTGACGATTCACACGGAGATAAAGGAGCGCGATATCTATCCGCTGCACTTCTATCCGTGGAGCGTCATTTTCCACGCCATCAAGATAGTGCTGGAGCCGATTATCGAACGGCACTACATCTATGACTCGAGTGCGGGGATAAAGGAACGGGGACAGCTGATGGGTGCGCTCAGGATTAAGAAGTTCTTCAGACGCTTCAAGTGGATGAAATGGTACTGCCAGAGCGATATCAGGAAGTTCTATCCGTCACTGCCGCACGAGGTGATTGTAGACACCTTGAGGGAGTACGTGGATGACGAGGAGTTCATTGACATGATCCGTAAGACGATGCTCGACTACAAGTCGGACGTCCAGCCGATTCTCGACGAGGAGATTGAGCGGAAGTACGAACACTGTAACTGGTGTGCAGACCGCTCGACCATCAGACGCTTTGAGGACAGGGGGATAACGATAGGGTCGTGTATATCGCAGCTGCTTGGTAATATGGTGATGACCGGCATCGACCTGAAGATTAAGGAGGGTCGGCGTGACAAGGCGTACCACAGGCATTGCGATGACCAGTTCAACGGCAAGAGGACCGCCGAGGAGTGCATAGAGTACTTGAGGTGGCTCGATGGCGAACTGAACAGCATCGGTCTCGTGATGAAGGCCAGCAGCTACTACGCTCCCGTGACAGACGAGGAGGAGGGCATCAACGGCCGTAAGATGGATTCGATAGGCTATGTGTACTCGAGGAATAACATGAGTCTCAGGAAGCGCACGAAGAAACGCATGGCAAGAGCCCTGCACAGGGTCAAGAGCCAGCGGCGCAGACGTGAGATAATGGCGTCCTACTGGGGATGGTGCAAGTATGGAAGGTGCAAGAATTTGTGGAATAAACTTACGAATAATATGAGTTTCGCATCAGTCGGTATAAAGACCGAGATTATCAGCCGTGACGAGCACGGCAAGAGGCTGTTCAATGTTCCGAGGGAGGAGGCGAAGATACTGGCCAAGCAGGGAACGGAGATTGTTATATACGACTTCGAGGAGGATCTGACTATCAACGGCAAGGCTGGCAAGTGCGCCGTCCTGTTCAGGGAGAAGGACGAGCCGGAGGATGTGCGTAAGAAGTTCATAACCTCCAGCAAGTTCGTCATTGACAAGCTGAAACGTGCGAGGGCTATGGAGAAGGATGGGACGAAGGTGTTCCCGCAGCCTACGAAGGTCCTGAGAGTGCAGCTGAGCAACGGAATGAATACATACGATATCGAATAAGTTAAACCCCCTAAAATTTGCAAGAACATGAAAGTTTTTATGAACATCGACGTCGCTCCGAGCGACAACATCATGACCGAGAAGGAGGGAAACCTGCTTCGTTTGTATTTCGACTTCCAGAAGGAAGAAGTGCATGACATGGATGGCAATATCGACAACAGCGTCAGCCAGTACTCGTGCCAGAACGTCGACATCAGAGGCGACCACGGCTACGGCAGTATCGTGAACGCCATCATGAACGACAAGTACACCCCCGATCAGGTGCAGGCCATCATGTTCAACCATGAGCTGGCCAAGGACGAGGAGTCTGATATCACCGAGGAGAAGCGTACCGAGTACATTGCAGAGTATCAGGCCCTGCAGCAGTACCGTGCGCACGCCAAGGAGATAGCTTCGCTTGTATTGATTGACATCGCTTAAAGGTTGTTGTTATGGCAAAGCACAGCACTCAGGGAAGTGTCGTCATCCACAGAATCAGAAAGGGTAAGGACGGTAGGGACGCAGGTTCCTACTACCTTACCGTTTCTCCTACGGAGTTCTCGCTGGATAGGGACGGGAACGTCAAGGGCGACGGAACGGTAAAGATTCAGGCCTGGCTCAGCGTGGCTGCAGGAACGCCCGCAAAGGCCGCTGACAGTGACATCTATCTTGTGGTGAAAGGCTATAAGACGGATGGCACGGAGTCGTCTATCTTAGCCAAGCAGCAGGCAGCGTACGAGTTCGACGTGAAGACCTATTCGTCATGCAGGACGTTCGTGATAACGCTGTACGACGGGCTGGCCAAAACGAACCAGTGGGATTCCGTGACGGTGATCGTCGGCGCCCAGGATGCTAAGGATGCCATACGTGTAGACCTCGAGAACGAAAACGACTCGCTGCTGTATCAGGGTGACGGCACAACGCTCGTCAACGGCGAGAACCAGTTCCTGACCTCTCAGGCGCATTTGTACGACGGCTATACGAAAGACCCGACGGGTGTCGTGTGGAGTATCGATTCAAAGACTGAGGGCTGTGATGCTACGATAACGAACAAGGGCCTCGTGAGGGTGAACGGTGTCACGGCACTGCTAAACGAGATAAAGGTGAAGGCCGTCTATAAGGGAGGGTCTTACTATGCTACCATGACGGTGAAGAAGCTGGTCGGTGTGGATAAGTATGAACTTTGGCTTTCGGAGGTGGCGGTAGGCTACAATACTACTACCAAGTCGGCTACGGCCACGTCCATAACCATACGAGTCTACAAGACCGCCCAGAACGGCACCCGTACGAACATCAGTACGCTGCCGTCAGGAATGACCATATCAGGAAGTTCCGACCTCAGCAGGGCGTACTCTGGCGGTTACGCCACGATGCCCGTCGATACGTCGAAGGCTGAGAACTACGTGGTGCTGAAGCAGGGTACGCAGGAACTCGACCGTGAGACGATACCCATCCTGAGTTTCGTCAACGGACAGAACGTGATACGCCTTGACCTCGACAATGAGAATGATTCCGTTCTCTATCAGGGCGACGGATCGACACTGGTAGGCTCGAAACCTCAGTCAACGTGGTACCTGTACGACGGCATCACGGATGTCAGCTCTCAGGTCGATACGGCCAATGTGTCGATAGAGTCCACGAGCACGGGTGTTACCGCTTCGTTCGTGGAGAACACCAACAAGCGCACGATAAAGATTGACGGCATCGACTCCACCAGTGGAGGCAGCGGTGAGGTCATCGTGCTTGTGAAGTACAAGGAACAGAACTACAGGGCGAGGATGACCGTCAAGCGCCTTGTGGGTATCGATAAGTATGAGCTGGAGGTAAGCCCGAACTCAGTAGGATTCAACTCGACCACTGGGTCAAGCACTGGCTCGACTATCACTATAAGGGTGTGGAAGACCGCCCAGAACGGTACTCGTACGAATATCAGCACGCTGCCGAGTGGCTATCAGCTGAAGGTGAACGGCACGAACTACGCCAGCAGCTACTCGAGTAAGAAATATTCGTTTACCGCTGAGAGTACCGTCAATAACTATGTCATCGTCCTGACTGACGGCACGAACGACCTCGACACAGAGACCGTACCAGTCCTGAAGGTGGCCAATGGCGGTGTGGGAGATAGTGCCAAGTATATCACGGTGAAGGGTGCCTGTATGAATGCGAATGCACAGAACCCGAACCATGGTAGCGTGACGGTATGCAACGGAAAGACCACTACGACCATCGTAGAGACCGATTGCACTGCAGACGCCTCTACTGGATCACGCCGAGGCCTCGCACTCGTTACGGTCAAGAAGAGTGACCTGAGTTTCGGCACGAAGCAGTTCTATGATGTCTATACCGAAAGCCGCAGGTCGGTACTGGCTGCGGCGATTAACGCGATATCGGCAGACTATTTCATCTGCCTGTTCTCGTATGATGCAGTGGGATGGAACGCAGACCTCGTCAGTGCCCTGAAGAACGTCGGAAGCCGTGGTGTGGAGAATCAGACCACTGGCCGCTATCCGTTTGCCTTCATCGGCTGCAAGGGACTGCCGCAGGGCTATGCCTTCCAGATGCAGGGAACGCTGCAGCAGGAAACGACTGTTGACGTGACTGCGTATGTGGCCGACGGAGCACTTACGGCCACGAAGGACGGTGACAAGGGAGAGAACGCTGTAAGCTACGTCCTCGATGTGCAGACGTGTAACATCACGTTTGGAAGCGATGGTACGATCACGAGCGACAGCATCGGAGGATATGCCTACCGCTATGAGAACGGTGCGTATACAGCCGTTGACCTGTCTGCAAGCGATAACTACGTGTCTATCCGATACAACGGTAACCAGTCGTCGAAGATAACGTATATCAGCACGTCAGCCGGACGGTTCCAGGATATGCTCAACCTGAAAGACAAGAAGCTGACATCGCAGTTTGTATATATAGAGTTGTACGTCGGAAGTCAGAAGGTGGCTCAGCAGCCGATGTTGCAGATGCTGCCAGGTGCCGACGGTTACAACTACCTGCCGATGAACAACGGCCCGTATGACAGTACTAAGGAATACAAGTGGGATATCGAGAAGCGCGACTTTGTCGATGTCGAGGAGGACGGCGAGTGGAACAGATACGGTGTCAAGTCGTTCGGCATGACCGTACCGACCAATACGCCGCCACCTAACAGCAGCTATTGGACGAAGGTTCAGCAGAAGATATCGACGCTGATAGCAAATACCGTGTTCGGCACGAACGCCAATATCGGCGGTTTCCTCGTAAGTTCCAACAGGTTCCTGAGCAGTCAGGTGGCCTACTACGTCCGCAACCGTGGCACGTACGGTTCTTCAACTACCTACTATTACGATACGACCACGTTGAACGCTCCGAGGATCGACCTCGTGCTGTATAACGAGAACTACTACGTGCCGAAGGCTGCTGGTTCGCTCGTTGGCACCGTTCCGACGAATACGACCTATTGGCGTCCTGCCACTTCTGAGGAGATTAAGGCCTCTGAGGTAGCTTCAGGCAGTTATATCACGCTCTATAAGATTGAGCTGAACGGTATCGAGGGTATCATCCGTGTGATGCACGCTGACGGATATCGCTGGGAGGTGCAGAAGGACGGTGTGCAGATTCTCGGCAACGATGCAGGAAGACACATCGAGTTCGACCCTGCAAACCGAGAGATACGTCTGTACAACGACAACGGAGAGCTGTCTGTAAGGATGGACGGTGCCACAGAGACGGGAGTGTCTACCGTGTTCGGTACTGAGTCTAACAAGACGTTCTCGATGTCCCAGGCATCGAAGTCGAAGACAGACCCTGTCACTGTGCAGGGCTCTTCGGTTGCACGTAAGCATCAGACGTCGAGGGTTGTCATCGGTAACCTGACCACGAACAGCGCAGGACGTATCAGGATAAGAGGTACGATGAACGCCTACGCCACCTATACGTATGCAGGTTCGCAGTGGGACAACAAGTGGTATCAGGATATAGAGGATTATATGAGTTGGCCGGAGAAGGTGTACCCAGGCAGTAACGACTACTACTGGTCTGACAGGATGGTTGCGCATCTGTATGTATATACGTATGACTCTTCTTCGAAGAACTATCAGAAGGGATATGCGAAGTACCTCGGCGGTGCTTCTGCCTATGGTGGAAACAAGTGGTACGAGTATGCTGTTGTCGGCGATACCGTCGTAGAGGCAGGATATCATGAGCTTGTCATCGAGTATGAGGTGTGGCTGGCTGCAAATAACTATGCCTACGGAAAGCTCGCTTGGAGCCTGAACAGCTATTCGTTCACTGCAGACTACTACCTGTCGAGAATATTCGCCAATGGCCTTGCATTCGGATCGTCTATCAACAATGCCTTTGCAGTGGTCAGGAACAGCGCAGGAAACGCGGAAATGCGCTTCGCCACGAACAACGCCAAGTATGGCTTTGAGGTGCTGCCGTCCCAGATGTCTAAGATTGTCGAGCAGAAGAAGTTCAGAGAGACGATGACGCTCGGGTTCTGCAGAGTCCACTGCTATCAGCAGAGCAACGGCAACCAGACTGCAAGCATAAATGACAGCAGGAACGCTTTGCGTGACGGAGGCTCTTTCTCGGTGGAGAGGCTTGCACAAGGTAAGTGGAAGGTGACGTACCCGACAGGATGGGCCGATTTGGGATTCTCGAAGGAAGACCTGTTCATTACCGTGGTTGCCAAGAGTAATTCGAGTGGATATCTGAGGTTCGCTTCGATAGCAGAGACGAACAAGGCGTACTGCTATGTGCATACTGGTGATGACGATTCGCCGAATGACGAGATCGATTTCTGGATAAAGATTGACTATATGTTACCGTAAATATTTGGGAATATGAAGAAGATTAAATCACTCTCTGAGAAGCGCCTGATAGTGAAGGCCACTCTCAACGGAAAACAGGCAAACCTGCTGCTCGATACGGGTGCGACGGTGGGGTTGCTTTCCGACAGCATTGAAAGGAAGTACAGACTGATTAAGGGCAAGAAGTTCGGTAAGCCGCTTGTGGGCGCTGGCGGTGAGTTCTCGGCACACTATTGCCTGACGTTCGCATATCTTGACGAAAAGCCGGTGTCGCAGTTCCTGATTGCCGATATCGACAATATCGTTTCGAGCATCAAGCGCGAGACGGGAATAGAGATAGCGGGTATCATGTCGCTGCCTCAGATGAAGATGGCAGGGATTCAGATAGATGCGAATGATAACATGATAATAATTGAGTAGACATGAACCAAGTGATAATAGATATATGGCCGTACCTGATGCCTGTGATAATCGCCGGCATTGCAGGACTGATAGGTTGGATTCACAACCTGCGGACACGTGTGGCCATTCTCGAGAAGACCGTAGAGAACCAGCAGAAGCGTCTCGATACGCATTCAAAGAAGCAGGACGAGATTCTGGGTAAGATGAATTCCATGGAGCACCAGCTGATGAAGGAGATCAGTTCCGTGAATGTCGGAATGGCTGAGCTGAAAAGCGATATCCAGGGCCTCGCACGTCTGCTGTCGTTCTGTGACAACGGCTATAAGATAAAGCGTGACCCTAACGATAAATAATGGAGTTATGAAGACAATCAGAGTATGGTGGCAGGAAGCTAAGGCACGCTGGAAGGCGAAGACACCGAAAGTGTTCAAGCGAATCCAGTATATCTGTGCCTTCATAGCTTCAGTGGCCTTGGGAATAAACACGTTCTGCCAGTTCGGAGGCGCGATAATGCCTGACTGGTGGGTCATCGTCTATCCGTACCTGCTGGGAGCTAATGCCGCCCTCGTGGTGGGCTATCAGTTCACACGCCAGTACGGGAACGACGGAAAGCCTGTCATGCCGGACGTGAAGCCGAGGATGCCACGAAGGAAGAAAGGGGAGAGTAATAACACAGTGTTGGACCATGATAATTTTTAGACTATGGCAAGTATTGACAAATTATGGCCGTTTATCCTGACATGGGAAGGCGGCTTCGCTAACGTCCCTGGTGACAAGGGAGGAGCGACGAAGTACGGAGTGACGATTTCCACTTGGAAAGCGCAGGGTTATGACAAGGACGGCGACGGGGATATCGATGTCGACGACCTGAAGAAAATCACTTCCGAGGATGCGAAGCGTATCTGCAGGAAGAACTTCTGGGACAGATGGAAGGGCGACTTGATTAAGGACCAGAGCGTAGCCAATATGCTCGTGGACTGGGTGTGGGCAAGCGGATCGTATGGTATCACCATACCCCAGCAGATGCTCGGCGTGAAGGCCGACGGCATAGTAGGCCCGAAGACCATCGCTGCGCTGAACAGCCAGAATCAGAAGGTGTTCTTTGCAAAGCTCGTTGAGAGACGCAAGAAGTACCTGAACGATATCTGCAAGAAGAGGACTGCAAACAAGAAGTTCCTGAAGGGGTGGCTGAGACGTCTCGACAGCATCGGTTACGGATGGCTGAAGATGAACACGAACCCTGTCAAGACCATTGAGTTCTGATTATGGAGGTACTGAAGGTTATCGTCGAGGTGGAGATTGCCACAAGCGGGTGCCCACATGAGGCGAAGGAGGATTTGATCGACATGATGCCGAAACCAGGAACGGAGAGCGGCGTCACTGAGATACGTTCAATAGAGATAAAGAACCTATGAGTGAGAGACTGACGGAGTTCAAGCGCGTGGAGTTCGTAGAGACCATGCCAGAGCACAAGGAGTTCGGTGTGCTATATGTGAGCAAGAAGTTCTCGCTTGCTATCTGTATGTGTCCCTGCGGCTGCGGTACTGAGGCGGTGATGCCGCTGAAGCCGAAGTCGTGGGGATGGGACTATGAGGAGCATGACGGCAAGGTGACGCTGTCGCCATCGGTGGCCACGAACTGCCGGAACATGGCTCATTTCTTTATTCGTGAAAATAAGATTGTCTGGGTATGAGGGAGGATAGAGAGTATTACTACAACAGGAAGAGTCTCGAGGACAGTATGCGTAACTGCGTGTACTGCGTTATTGCGTTCGTGGCGCTGGCCGTCGCGTGCGGAGTGTATCAGTTAATAAAATGGATAGGACAATGAAAAAGGACAGAATTTTAAGCTATATCGTGTTCGGGATGTTCGTATTGCTCTGCATATCGCTGTTTGTGAACTACAAGCAGTACAGGGATGCGAACGAGAAGCCCGATAAGGTGGAGGTGGTAACGACCGTCACCACTACAGAGAAGACGGACACGACACCTGATTTGAAGGAGGAGAAGCCCATTGGTGTGGTGTACGTTCCCGTCGTCGACGAAAAAAAAAGAGACAGCGCGAGTGTGGCAGGGCCGGACACCCTGACGCTGAAAGGCGACTCGGTGGAGATACCCATCACGCAGAAGGTGTACGAAGACAGCCTGTACACCGCCTACGTCAGTGGATTCCGCCAGAGTCTTGACAGCATCAAGGTCAGGGAGAGGATCGTCACCACGCACGTCACTGAGACCAGGACTGAAACGGAGTTCAGAAGGTGGAACATCGGAGTAACCGC